TATGGTTTCTATCAGGCACACATTGCTGATGCTAACTGTACTGGTGCTGTTATCATCAAACAAGACCATGAATCGTGGGAGATTGTTGAAGAGTTTGGCACTGAGGGTATGTCTATCGGGTGTGACAACTTTATGTCCTTCAGTGTAAAGAAGTCGCCTGACCTTGTGATGGTCTGAACTGACACTAACTCATTCACCACTAATTAACAACAATGCAATTCCAAGTTACCTACATCGAGTTTGATTTTGGGGATGATTTGTATCCCATGACGGAACAAGAATGTGAGGACTTTTATGATGACTACGTGGGCACATTTTGGGAGGCAGATGATGGTGATGATTTGGTAGAAGAGATTACCTCTGCTGCAGGATATTGCGTCAGGACTATAGATTATCGTGTGGTGCTTAATTAACACTAACTAGTGTGCCAGTCGGGGCAGTGTCCACTTTGCCTCGCAGATCGCCAAACCCCGTGCCTATAATGTCATCATGACAAACAACCTCACTTCCTCCATGGTCCAGCAGTTCGATCTGGACATCGCTCCCGCCCTTCGGGAGTACATGTGTTCTAACATGACTGATCTCAACGATTGCGTCGATTGGGTCTGTGATGTGTTCAGCGTGAACGCTAGCGACTGGTTGGTCGATCGTATCGCTGACGAGTTCGAAGAGTTCTTCGGCATGTGACAATTGGGGGAGTGTCCACCATTCTCCCCATTGCCCCCCATCTCCTGTATTGTAGTTTCAAGTTCAAAAACCGCTTCACATGACCCGCAAGATCGAACGTGAGATGAATGCCGCTATCAGCAACAATCTCAACTGGTCTAAAGACAACACTCGTGTAGAGTTTGACCCCGAAACTGGTGAGTCTAAAGTGTATCTGCACGGCAACCACATTGCAGACGTAGGTGAGAACTATGTGCGTCTGTTTGACGGTGGTTGGCAATCCAACACTACCAAATCTCGCATCAATGCTATTCTCGGTGAGCATGGCATTTCTGGTGAGGGTGTGTTTCAAAAGAACTATCAGTGGTTCATTCGTCTCTACAATGGCACTGAATTCTTTGTGACTGAGTTTCGCAATGGCATGAAATTGGGTGATCTGCCTTACTCTCTGCTGCTCGCCTGAGCATAACTTAGTCCACACATTCATCACTGCATTCTTAACATGAACGACTTCGAACTTTTTGAACTCAAAGAGAACTATGTCAACCACATTATCGATGGCATGGATATGGACACCTTGGTGCAATTGGCGCATGATTTCTTAATGGATGAGTATGAAAAGATGAGTGAGGATGAGATGATTGAAGAGATCAAATATGTGTATGATGAGGACACTTTGATCAACCTAATCCCTGACGCTAAGTAACACTCGGCCGCGGCAATCGTTCATTCTCAATAGACTTTCTTATTGAGAATCGCGGCTCGAACTAGTACAACCACACTACCACGTCATGGCGCACTATTCTATGCCTCATCACCCCGTCTACACTAGCGAGGTGGGGACAGTTGGCGAACTGGTCTGGAATGCCGCCAAACGTGCCCTAGGGGTGCTTATAATGACTTCAGTTCAAAGGAAACGCAATTGACCAACGCCATTGCAGTTCAACCCTCAGCATGGGGCAAGTTCGATCCTAACGGGTGCGACTGGGCGACCGATATGAACCACGCTTTCAGGATCGGTCAACTGTGGGGAGAGGAATGCATGATCTGGATGTGCCCCCCTGCTGGTGAACCCATCCGCTGGTGTCGCACCGATGCCAACAGCAACGCCATCGCTGATCTGGTGTTCGGGGTTGCCAAGTGATCGACGCCCTCACCCGTTCCCGTTCCCCTGAGTTTCACAGACAGACCATGTTCCGACTCGTCATCCTAGCAGCGGTTGGCGTCCTCTTCTGGACCAGCACCCCTGCCCGTACTGTGACAGCAGATGCTCTGTCCACTGTTGAGCAGATTGTGCGCCCCTAACCCCTATACTAGTCTCATGACAAACGAAACCAACTTTGACCGCTTCTCATTCGCTGCTCTCGCTGGTCGTGCTGGTCAGCAACCTGCCAACTATGCCACCGACATGGGCGACGGAGACTTCGATGATTACTTCACCGCTGACGACATCGACGCCCGCCGCTACGAAACCGAGCGACGCCGTGCCCGCTACGGATACTGAGAAGCGTCCGCCACGCGATCCTAACCCCATCTTCACTTCACCCTGTCACTGAATCATGAGCACTGAAACTTACAACGGTTGGGCAAACTACGAAACTTGGAATGCATCCCTGTGGATCAACAATGATGAGTTTCTCTATAACACTGCTAAGGCATGTGTTGTATACAGAGATGCAGGGATTGAGACCCCTTGGGATAAGTTTGTGCGCTGCATGATGGATGGGCAGATTGGTCGCCACCTCTGCAAGACTGGCGACGGTGTTGCATGGAATGACCCTGCAATCGATGCAGATGAGATGAACGAAATGCTGTGGGAACTGTGACCAGTAAGCAACTCAAAAAACTAGCAAAAGCACAGGGTTGGATTATGCATAGGCAAGGCGCTAAGCATATGATCTACCGCCATCAATCATCATCTAAACAGATAACAATTCCATATCAAGTTCGTGACTTCGTAGGCAAGCAAATCGCTAAGCAGTTAACACTTAGCGATTGAACAGTAAGGTATACCGAGGGGGCAGTGATTTGCCCCCCTTTGTTGTTACTTAGGGTCGCCAAGCGAAAAACGTGGGTCCTTCCTAACCTACAAAAGTATCCAGACGACCGATAAATATTCTTCGAGGGACCCGATATAAAAAAATTCCCCCAGAAAAAAATTATGGAAAAACCCGATTTTGAAAATTACGCAAAGATCTTAGAGAACTTTGACAAATTTTGCGACGAGTTTGAAGAGAGAGCATCCAACGCATTCATGAGAGGTGATCAAAATGACGGACGAGTTACTGGAGAGATTGAACGAGCAGGAGAGGACACTCCTCTGGCTGTCAGAGAGATTGCAGAGCCTGGACCAACGGATGTCGCAACTGGAGCGCCCCACCTTGATGTACCACCGCCCATCATCTGAGGAGTATGAGACGATCGCTCAGACATTAGATTATTTGCATAATAATGTTGAAGGGTTAAAGAGAGACATAGTAAAAATCGCAACACAAGTATAACGATGCCCAATGTAGTTGGACCAGATTGCATAGATACGCCCAGTACAGATGGGTTATGTACATTCCCCGCCAAGGAACTGGGAGGGGCATCTACAACGAGTCCTAACGTAAAGTTCGAGGGCGAGTACGTAGAACATTACCCAGTTGCCGAGAACATCCTTCTAGACGAAGTAGAGGGCACTCCACTGCCTACTAATGTGCTTGGTGTATGTCAACCAGGAATACGAAGACTTAACCCAGTAGTTAACCAGACTGTGTTAATCAATGGGAATCTTTTCGCAGTCACTGGTGATGAAGCAACGTTAGTCACGGGCGTAACCTCACCGAGGACCTTGACAGGTCCCTTCAGTTATCCTACAATAGTAATTGGTTCACGAATTGAAAATTAACTATGGCACGAACAAAGATTGGTTTGAGTGGCACTAAGTTTATCGAGGGCAAACCGAAGACTACTCGGCAAGGTTCGTCGAAGAATACGAAGTATGCCGCGACATCTCGGAATAAGGCGAAGAAGAAGTACAGGGGTCAAGGGCGCTAATCACCGAAAGCGCCGAGCAAAACTAAATATTTAAAGAGATAGCAACCTCTCTAAAAGTTCTGGAAACAGACTTTAGGGAGGTTTTTTCAATGGGACTATTTCCAGTAGACAAAGGTGAAGAATTTATTGAAGAAGGCATGACACTGATCACCGAAACTGACAGTGATCGCCTTCTAGATGCCGCTGCAAGGCGTCGTAAGTCAAAGATGAAGGAAGAACTATACCCACTCCCCGAAGACCGTCTAGAACGCCCTTGTGGAGGAGCGGGAGGTTTTGACGATTTTGTAGAGCGTTGGACGGAGTGAATAAATAGAAACAGCCTATTACTGTGTCTAAATGCCGACCTTTCAGACATTTAAAGATCTGAGTGTTACTTTTAAGAAACACCCTGTTACCGACGATTTGGTAACAGTGAAGGACAAGGCAGCTATTGTACAAGCGATTACCGTTCTTCTACTTACCAAAAAGGGAGAAAGACTATTTCAACCTGATATTGGATGTGGTGTTCAGAACTTGTTGTTCGAACCAATGGACTACGCTACTGCTGGTTTAATCAAGGGCGAGATTATTCAAACCCTAGAAAATTTTGAACCACGTATTGGAGTTGAAAATATTATTTGCACTCCAGATTTTGATAATAATGCATACGAAGTAGAACTATACTATCGAATCGTTGGAAGAGATGACGCAGTTGTTGGTGTAGACTTCTTGCTAGAGCGTACACGATAATGCCTTATACTCAGGTTGCCAATTTAGACTTTGAAGAAATCAAAGTCGCTCTGAAAGATTATCTTAGAGCATCATCGGATTTTACCGATTATGACTTTGAGGGTTCTGCTCTAGCGAACTTGATTGACGTATTGGCGTATAACACGTACTACACGGCGTTTAACACCAATATGGTAGTCAATGAACTATTCATTGATTCTGCCACGTTGAGGGACAACGTAGTAGCGATTGCGAAGCAATTAGGTTACACACCGAAGAGTGCTACTGCTCCAACTGCGTATGTGTCCTTTACTGTAAACTATGACAACCCAACAACTGATACCGAGTTAAATCTTAAGAAAGGTACAGGTTTTGTTGCTACTTATGACAATGATACTTATCGCTATGTTGTACAAGAAGATGTAAAAGCGCAAGTATCTAATCAGCAAGCAGTATTTACAAACGTAGCGGTTAAAGAAGGAAGTCTTCTGACTAATACGTTTACGATTGATACATCACTATCTTCCCAGAAATTCATTCTGGACAATAACAATATTGACACAACTACGGTTCTTGTTAAGGTTTATCCTGGCGGAGGTTCATTTAACGAACCATACCTACTAGCAAAGAACATTCTTGGTATTGATGGGTCGTCCAAAGTATTTTTCCTAGATGAGATTGAAGATAACAGATATGAAGTTCTGTTTGGTGATGGTGTACTAGGAAAAGCACTAGAGAACGGAACAAGAGCAGAAGTCTCTTACATGGTAACAAATGGTCCTGCATCCAATGGTGTAAGGTCATTTGTATTCTCTGGTGTCTTAGAGAACCAAAACGGCACTCCACCCACTGCATATAGCGTAACTGTTAACTCATCTATTGCATCTGCAGGTGGAGAAGAACTTGAGAACACTAACAAGATTAAGTTCAATGCACCTCGTTCTTATGGAGCACAAGACAGAGCAGTAACTGCATCTGACTATGAGACTATTGTGAGACAGATTTATCCTGCTGTAAGTGACATTATTGTCTATGGCGGAGAAGAAGCAGATCCTCCACAGTATGGAAAAGTATTCATTTCACTGAAACCAAAGGATGCATCTTACTTAACATCCTTAACAAAGAAAGAAATTATTGATGGTCTTAAGAAGTATGTGGTTGCATCAATCGAACCACAAATTATAGACCCATCTATTCTTTATGTTGAACTGAAAAGTTCTGTATTTTATGATAGAAACAGTACAGATCAAACTACAACCGACATTGAAAGAAAAGTGATTCGTTCTGTACAAGACTATCTTAATCAGTCTAGCACAGAAAAATTTAATGGCAAGTTTAGATATAGTAAAGCTACTGCTGTTATCGATGATGCCGATCGTTCAATTAACTCAAATTTAACAACTGTTACAATGAGGAAGGATTTCTATCCTCAATTAAATTCAACTTTTTATTATGAACTATGTTTTCAAAATGCGTTCGATACTGACTGCGACGATCCTGTTTTATCATCTACTGGTTTTAGGGTTACTGAACATCCTAATTATGATGTCTATATCGAAGATAGGTCGGGCAAAATCGTCCTATATAGGATAGATCCTGCAACTGGCAATAAAGTTGTCCTAGACAGCGATATTGGCGATATTAATTATGAGAAAGGCGAGTTAAAAATTTATGCATTGACAATTATTAAAGGTAGCTTCTTTGATAATAGGATCTCCGTGAGGGTAAAACCACTTTCAAATGATATTAAAGCATCTCGTGAAGTTTATCTTGATGTTGATGTTGCGAGTTCCAGTTTCACAGCATACAAAGAGTAAGTAGATGGCAGTCAAGACTAAGAGAATTTCTACCCTCATTGAGTCTCAACTACCTCAGTTCATTTCATCCGAGTACGAACTATTTTCAAAGTTTGTCCAGAGATATTATGAGCAGCAGGAGTTGCAGGGTCAAGCACTAGATGTTATTACTAACATCGAGGATTATGCTGACATTGATTTTTATGAAAAGAGTATCCTCAATCAGCAAGGAACACTTGCTACTAGCGTAGATAATCAGTCTACCACAATTACCTTATCCAATTCTTCTGGTTTTGTAGAGAAAAACGGATTTGTTCGTATTGATGACGAAATTGTTTTTTATGAAGAAAAAGTAGGTAATGATCTTGTAGGTTGCCGTAGAGGTGTGAGTGGAAACACATCTCTAGGTGATTTGTATACATCTAGCGATTTTAAAACTACAGAAGCAGCACCACATCAATCTGGTGCAGTAGTTTATAATATTACCAATCTATTCTTATATGCATTTGTAAGAAATTTTGAGAAACAGTATCTTGCGTCTTTCCCTGAAAAGTATTTAAAACCTGAGGTAGACAAAAGAACTCTTATTAAGAATATTAAAAAGTTCTATAGGTCTAAAGGTACAGACGCTTCAATTAAATTTGTCTTTAATTCATTAGTTGCTGGACCAGAAACTAAACCAGAAGTTTACAAACCAAAAGATTTTACATATAAAGCATCGAATGCTGATTGGATCAACATTTATGCATTAAAAGTAAAAATTCTATCTGGTGATCCTAAGGAACTAATTGGTCAAATCATCACACAAGATGACGAAAGTGGTTTTGCATCTGCAACTGTAGATAACGCTTTCGTTGATGGTGTGTATGATGGCGAGACAACATGGAACATTGTTCTTGCTCCAGAGACTGTTAACGGTCGTTTTGCAATCTCAACTAAGACTAGACTTGAGAAGGCAGTTCCTTCCAGTCAATCTGGTTTGGTATTAAATGCATTTTCTACTTCTGGATTCCCTGCTCGTGGTCAATTCTTAATCGATCAAGAGATTTTTGAATATGATTCAAAAAATGTCAATCAATTTAATGTAACGAATAGAGGTGTCGATTCTGTTATCCAAGCACATAGCAAAGGAACAGCAATTTACAAACCAACATTAATTAAACAAGGCAATGTCACCTTTATTACACTAGGTGTTGTCTACAATGTTATTCCAAGTGCTACTCATCCATATGCATATGCTGGTGATAGCGTACAAGTATCAGAATCTGGATTTACAACTGACAATCCAAAAATTATCGATACCGCATCTAATAACATTAGATGGATCTTTAACAGATACCTCTCTGTCCAATCTTCTCAAAATGCTAACGTCACTGCAGCACTAAATGATGCTAACACTGATGTCTCCGCTATTTTTGAAGATGATCAATACTATTATATCACATCTTCTGGATATCCATCACATGATATTTTAAATGGTGGTGTAACTTTACCAGTTAAAGATCAAAATCTTTTAAAATTAATCAGAAAGCAATCTACTAGAACTACTGAAGTTTATGAAACATCGACTAGAGATGTTGGCATTCTAGTAAATGGTGTACGAGTCTTTAGTTATAAAGATGAAGATAGAATCAATTTTGGTAAATTAGAATCTATTAGAGTTGTTAACCAAGGAAGGGGATATGAGAATCCACCTTATGTGTTGATAGACAATGTACCAGATAAAGCATATGCTGTTCTTTCTGGTGAAGTCATTGAAAGTATTAGAGTAAACACGACAGATACTTTCCCCAAAGATCCTGTAATTACGATTACATCTGGTCGTAGAGCATCTGTAAAAGGTATTGTTACTGGTGGCAGAGTAACCAGTCTCCAAATTGAAGATGCTGGTGAATACTATTCTACCCCACCCATTGTCAGAATTACTGATAGGGCAGGAAGAGGTAGATTTGCTTCTTATACCAGTGTTATCACTCCAGATGGCAGACTTGACAGTTTTGAGCAAATTGACGCTGGAAACTTCTACACTCAAGAAAATATCCAAGTAGATATCATTCCAGTTGGTGTTGATGCTACAGCAGAACCAAAATTAAAAACATGGGTCAAGAATAGATTTAAAAAGTATGAAAATCTAGTTGACTCTAATAACGGATATCTTTTCCAGAATATTAATAAGAGTCTAGATTATGGTTATGGATATCTTGCCAATCCACAACAGCTAAGACTTCTCCTAGATGACAACTTATTAGCTATTGGCACAGAACCATCGGAAAAAACCCATTCTCCAATTCTTGGTTTTGCATATGATGGCAATCCAATTTATGGTCCATTTGCATGTGAAAACCCACTAGACCTTACTTCTGATATTATCAGAATGACATCTAGTTACAGAAACAAGAATAGAAGACTTGCTGGTCCTTCTGTAGACACATATCCTCTAGGAACTTTTATTGACGACTATGAATATATCCACAGATCTGGAACTCTAGATCAAAACAATGGTCGTTACTGTGTTACTCCAGAATACCCAGAAGGAACCTATGCTTATTTCTTAACTATTGATCAGGAGCAAAAACCAAAGTTCCCATATTTTATTGGTGAAAACTTCTATTCTCTACCAGTAGACTCTAATTACAATGCTCCAATTAGTCAAAATGAGCTCCCTACTAATGTAAGAAGATTAGCACAACCAGATATGCCTGTCAATGGTGCTGGTTTCGTTGGTGTTATTGATAGTGTCAAATCAGGTACAGTAGAATCAATTAATACCACAGAATCTCATAATAACTTCTCGGTTGGTTGTGAATTCTTATTTGATAGCAGAGGAACTGATGGTGAAGATATTGAAGCAGTTGTAGGATCGGTTAAAGGAAAATCTGTTGATTATATTGAGTCTAAAGAAGACAAGGTAGTAAAACTTGTCACGATTCAAAGTGCTTACTTATTCCAAGATGATTTCCTTAGACAACCAGCATCTGGTGCTTCTGGTCAAATTATTGGTAATGTTGTTAATGACAATATCGTTATTCTAAGAAATGTTATTGGATCTTTTGATAACACTGGAACTTTCTCTGCAGATATCAAAACTCTCAATATTCTTCTAGATCAAAATTCATCTTATACTAAGGGTGCTATCATTACCCTCACAGATGGAATAGGTGGAAATTTTGCAGAAGGTGAAGTTTTAGAAACAACAAATAGTCAGAACGTTGTAAAACTCAAAGTTTTGAGTGGAGAGTTTGTAGTTAACACAGAATACTATTTACAGTCTGATAATTTACTCAACACAGCTGGAACTAAAATTATCACATTCTCTTCAATGAGTGATAACTTAGAGCCATTTGATGTAAACCAGAATGTAGCACTAGTACAAACCACAGAACCACATGGTCTTGGTTTTGGTGATAAGGTTGATATTGACATCAACCCAGATGATTCTACTAAGACTAAAAACTACTATGTAAGAAAAAGATTATATCAAAAAGTAAAATTTGTAGCTCCACAAATTCAAACATCGCTTAATTATGATGGTGTTGGTAGATTTGATTTACTTGAAAGTGGTGCTGATTATACCGACGACATCTATATCGATGTCCCACTAACAGGTGGTTCTGGTACTGGTGCTAAAGCTAATATTACTGTTATTGGTGGCAGAGTTTCTTCTTGCGTTTTATCGGATGGTGGTACTGGATATAGTAAAGGCGAATACTTAGGGGTTGATGATAACTCTTTGGGTAGATCTATTGCTTCTCAAAGCACTCGCAGATTGACATTGTATGTTGATCACGTTGGTGTAGCAAAAGGATCCACCAGATTCCCTCTAGTATCTACTGATGGAATTGTAAGACAAGATCTGTTCAAAATTGGAACTGAAATTGTAAAAGTTGTAGATATTGATGGTAGTACAGTAATTGTTGAAAGAGCACAAGAAGGAACTGTACAGAAAGATCATTTTACTGGTCAAGCATTTACATTATATCATGGTCAATACAATTTTGATCCATTATATCATATTGGATCTGCAAATGGTGATGGATACATTTACAGTTATGATAATAAGACTCAAGAAGCACTTATCGTATTCAATTATGGAATTGAGATTAAGACTGCGAATAAGATAACAAATTCAATTCTATTTTTTGATTCTAGCACACCTTCTAGGTTGGTAAGAACTTCTAGTGCTGAAGATCCTGTATTTAAATTTGAAATTTCAGAAGATAATGTCAATTTTGATGTTAACCCACTACTAGACATTCAAGAGTATTACAGATACGTATTTGATACATCACATAGTTCTCTGACAGGATCTTTCTTTGATATTAGTCCAAGTAAGAACTTTAACCTCGTTACTGTAGAAAGAATTAATTCTACAGTTAAAGCAGGCAATCCAGGATCTTTTGTTGATGTTAAATTTGGATTTGGATCTAGACAAAGTGCTAATACTTATACAGAAAAAGTCGGAACAGATTTCCTCAATTTTTACTATTTTGATAAAAATGGCATTATTGATGCAGAAGGATCCTATCTAAAGATTGTTAGTGATCCTCTACAAGGAACTAAAACTCTTGCATATGTAACTGATACTAAATTTGTGTATGAGTTAGATGAGATTCCATTGTGGGATGGATCTGGATCTATTACATATACAACAACTGGTCAGTTTGCTATTGGTCAGATCAATTCTGTTAATGTAGTTAATTTAGGCACCAATTACAAAAAGACACCTATTGTAAAAGGTGTTTCTCCATCTACTTCTCTGAGAGCATCTGGAACTGTTATTATTGATCCAAATACTCAGACTGTTACTGGTTTTGAATTAACCGAGGGTGGATCTAATTATTCTAAACCAAAAGTTGAGTTAATTGATGCTGATGGTGTAGGGGCAGAATTTAATATTGTTATCAGAGATGGTAAGATCTTTGCTATTACTGCAAAAAATGGTGGTAAGAACTACACATATGCTCCAGAAGCAAAAATTATTGAAACTGATTTAAAAGCATACGCTGAAAGCACAAACATTGGATCTCCACAAAGCATCAGAATTATCAAAAATGGTGGATCGTATCATGATGATAAAACTGTTAGATCCCTGTTCACATCAGCAACTACTTTTAAAGTAAAAGATTTTGCACATAGTCAATTCAAGAATGGTGAAAAAGTAGTACAAACTCTTGGTGGTATTGAAGTTGCTAGCGGTATTGTATTAGAATGGAGAAATGGTTCTAACTTATTGAAAGTTGGAAATATTCGTGGATATTTTAGAGATGCTTTGCCTATCCGTGGATTGGTGTCTCAAACGTCTGCTAATATCATTGACAGATATGTTTCTATATTGAACGAAAGAATTGAGACTTTCTTTGATAACCAAGGATCTTTCAATTCCGATAGAGGCATCATTGGTGTATCAAATCAAAAAATTACCGACTCATTCTTCTATCAAGATTATTCTTACGTTGTTAAATCCAAAACTCCTATTGATCAATGGCGTGAGTTAATCAAGTCTACAACACACCCAGCAGGTTTCTTACTGTTTGGTGAAGTTGACATTGAAACTGATGCTAACATCAGAATGCCACAGAAGATGCCAAAAGCATCGCATTTCTCGGTAGTACAACTTTGGGATCCAGATAAGAATAAGATTACTGTTGAAAGCACGAGACGTGTTGTTACACAATCTATACAAAAAGTTGAAGATTCTAAAAAGCAAAGAGGAAGTGGGTCTGTTGCATCTTCAGAATTCAACTTCAATGATCTACGCGCATTTAATGTAAGAATCTATAATAGAACTGCTGGATTCTATGATGATATCATTGCTGACGGTAAACCATGGTGGTATAAGAATCCTTTTGATGGCAGAGAACTGGAGAGTGGTGATACAAGCCTAGGTTCTAATAGAACTGGAACAACCACTTTCCAATTAAGAGACTTTAATGATAATCCAGTATTTCCAGTTAGCGCAAACAATCTGATCATTTCTCTGGATGGTGTTGTTCAGGAAGCAGGACTTTCTTATACTGTACAAGATGACAACATTATTTTTGCTCAACCTCCATATGGAGATGGAACAAAGTTAACTGGCGATGACGGTGATGATGTCACTGCATTTGGTGGTGTAACTTTCTATGGAAGATATGTTGCATTTAATCAAAATCAATACAACGATCGTTATTTTAAGAAGTTAGCATCTATTAGTCAACGCAATGGCAGATGGATTGATGCTGCTAACCAAATTGACAACAATCTAGATTTTATTTTAGAAGAAACTCTTGGATATACTCAAGCTACTTACACTGCGGTAGATTGGAATGTAAAAGAACTTAAATTCTTAGAAGATCTAGAAACTGTAATTAAAGCATTCTCTCACGATTTGAGATTTGGCGGCAATGCAGATAGTTTTGATTTTGCTACTTATTTTAAGGAAACAGAAGCAGGAGTATACTATAAGGATATTTTACAAGAATTCTTGTTTGCTGTCAACTATGCAGAAAAACTTTGCAGACTTGCCATTAGAAATTGGGATTACACAGAACCAGTTGTAAGATATTCTACTGGATCTACTCAAATTACAATGGACAACACAGAAAACATTATTGTTGGTTCTATTGTAAGTTCTGGAAGAGCGTTCCCAGAAGGAACAAAAGTTGTAAGAATTCTAGATGAAAACACAATTTTAGTATCCAGAGCAGCAACACAAAACGCTGGTGGTTCTGGTGGTGCTGAAGTTGGCATCGTTGATATTGAAGGTACTACTGGTGGTGCTGGTGTTGTATCATCTACAAGAACGGTATCCAGAGTTGTTGATGGAGAAACATTCGAAGTTGAACCTGGCGATACTTACATTGCTGAAATTGCTTTCTCTGGAACTACTCAAGCCACATTTAAGTTAAGTGGTATCAATAGTGGTACATATATTGACGCTTCTGATATCATTAGAAATAATGCAGAATACATTAAAGAAGAAGCGGTAGGTTGGGCACAATCCCAATTCCCTAATATTGGTTGGGCAAACAAAACCGACAAGTGTAAGCGTGATATTGGATACTTAATTGATGCTATTACATATCATTTAAGATTTGGTGGTAACGCACAAGTTGTCGAATTTGGTCAATTATATTACATTGGCAATGAACTTGGATATATCAATGATCAACTCAACGAGTCTTTGAGAACTTATGAGAAAGCAGTTGAGTTAATGGTTCTTGCAATGCGTCAGACATTGCCAGCAGGAACATACACTGCTATTGAACCTGTAGTAGACAATAGTATCCTACTGGATACAGAGGTTCCATATTGTGCAGATGTTGAAGCAACTCTTAACACTTATTATGAAATTGTAGATACAATTTTGACCGAGGGAAGAAATTTAGTTCCTATTACTGCAGAAAACCTGAATCCAACTGGACTATACAGTGGAACAAGACCTCTTACAAATCACGACATTATTCTTGATCCTGACATTCCAGTAAAAGAATGTAATGATGTTATTTCTGCTATTAACATTCTTCAAGAAACTGTTGCGGACATTATTAATGGTGTAACTCTTACAAGATCCAACCCACAGTATATTGATGGGAAGAATAAGGCATTTGATCTTTATTGGGAAGATGGATCTGCTGTTGTCACAGAAGAAGATGAAGATCTATTCATCTATCTAAATGGAATTTTACAACGTCCTAAGTTTACAGAGTCTTATCCACCAGAAGACTCTTATGTAATTAATAGAGAAACAGTTCCTAATCAAATTGTATTTGATGTAGCACCTGTTTGGGATCAATCAGAAAACCTAAAACTTGTTCAGGAAAAACAAGCAGTTGAATTCTATGGCGGTGTAGGTATTGGCAATTACAAGCGTTTAACTATTGATTATGAACTAGTAGACGGTGTAAGAACTGGTCCATTCCTAATCTTAGATGTAGAAGATTTAACAGTACAAAAAATTGATGATCCCAGATATGTCTTGGTATTCCTAGATGGTGTGCTACAAAGAGATACATTCTCTTATGAGATTTCTGGTCCCAATATTTTCTTCAATGTTCCCATTCAAGCGGAAATGAAGATTGATATAAGATTACTTTATGGTAGAGATGTTGGTCAAACATTGCAACTCTATGGTTATAGACCAGATCTTTATTATCAAGATTCTAAACTTACTTGGAACAATCTTAATGCTGTAGGCGAATATATTGTTCAGGAATTTACTAAAGGTGCGTGGAAGGGAGAGTTTGTTGCGAATGCTGTACAAGTATGGCAAGTTAGACCAGATGGCACTTATAACACACTTGGCGAAATTGTTAACTATTCGATTTTAGGCAACACATTCGAATTAACACTGTTTGGTCATCCATACGAAATTATTGAAGGTCTTAAGTTTGTATTTGCAGTTAAAGGTAGATACTACTTGACTTATGATTTCCCATGGGCAAACTTTAATGATTACACGTTATCTGTAACTAAAAATGCTGATAACATTAAGGTCCTTAGAAATACTTCTCAGTGGACTGGTAGTTCTAAATCTAATCAATCCCTATTTGATACTCAAAAATTTGTAAATGTAGCACCAGGATATAAAATTAAAATTGATGGTGAGGATGGAATGAGATCCATTCTCTCACTACCTCCTGTTGTATACGGCAATGAAAATAGACCCAACCAACAGATTTCAAATAAAATCTATGGCACCGTACCTGTAACTTCTTACAATGGTGTTGCAAGAGGTGAGGGTCTTTCCGTTGTCGCTATTCTAGAGTATGAAAAGGATTCGGAAGGTGAATTTGTTTATGATAGTGAAGGACTAAAAATTCCTACAGGTAAAATCGAAAAACTTGAATGGAACCAGCGTAGTTATGATCCTATCACACAACCCACCGCATATCAATACTTCATTCCACCAATTTTAGAGTTTATTTCTTTAGATGGTAATGGCGGAGGCGCTAGAGCAAATGTTCTTGTAAGTAAAGGACAAGTCATTAGCGTTGATATTATTGACAATGGTTCTGGATATACAACTGCTCCAAAGGTAGTTGTAGCAAGGGGTTTTGACGTTATTAGGGACACCAATACTTTTGGATTAGATCTTCAGTTTACTAGACTCAACCCATTTATTGGTGGTGTTGGAGAAGGTAGCGCCAGATTTAATATGGCGGCGTCTTCCGTTATCACCAGATCTTCTGATCCAGCCGTAACAGGTGGTTTTGTCAGTTCTATCTTGGCAAATATCCCAGCAGATACTCTCTACTGGCAGAGCACTATGTGGACATCTCTACCAGCAGTGGAAGATGCTCAACAGATGCCTGTTCTACAACCAGGATCTATTAAGATTGGATACTGGGAGACTGGATTTGATGCTCCTACCGTTACACCACAGACACAACCTACTAATATTGTTACATATCTCTCTTCTAGAGTTGATAATATTCAATCCTTTAGCACTTTCTCTGTCACGAAACAGATTACAACAACTGTTCAAAGAAAAATTGACAACTCCTTTATCGAGAACGTTAACTACTATGCTGCTGGTGCATACACAGTTGTTGATTTCCTCATTGGAGATACAGTTCTATATGTCAATGATACTCAGAAGTTTACCACAAACGGCAAACTTATGGTTGGTGATGAGGTAGTATTCTACCCACGCAAGATTTCTGATCGTTTCCTCAAGATTACTCGTGCTCAGGATAATACCAATGAGCAAGATTGGTTGGCAGGAACATTTATTAGACAAATTCCTGATCTGATTTCCATCGCACCAGTTGGTATTCAGAATATTCAATCTGAAGCATCTATTGTTACTGTTGGTACTGTAACTAATGTTTCTTCTTCTCAGAAGCAGAAACAGATTCAAATTGATTTGGATTCCGTACAAACAGTAGAAAAACAGATTGTTCTTAATATTAATCTAGATCAAAAGATTGCATCTATCTCTACTATTGAGAGTGTTAGAGAATCTCACGCAGAAGCAGGTGGTAAGTTTGTAACTGTTAAGTCTGCATTTAATATGAAGACTAATATCGGTCTTCATACACAACAACCACAAATTGTTACAAATGTACAGACCACCAAACAGTCCCTCGTTATTCAAGGAACTGTTGAGGTTAAGCATGATATTCATTTACAAAATATCACAACTGAGCGTCTTGGTCAACCTGATCCAGAAGCACCAATTGCAGCAACTGTATCTGAAGTGGCGGTGGTTGGTACTACCACCGTACTTGGCGCAGAAATTCAGGCAGCAAGCACAATTGTTACCGTTAGAAATGAAGTCTTTACCCAAATCTTCTTTGACCTACCACCAGCAGGATTTGTTGATGGATACGTTGAAGATGTTAACATTGTTAACCCATTCGTCCAGAGAGATGGAACTATTGTATTCTTGATTGATCCTAAGATCATTCAGTTAAGATCTGGTTTTACACTAGAAGTTGATAACTTTATCTTTGGTGAAAATAATGAGTATGTTGGCAATTATCTAAGAGGTAATGTTGGATCTACTATTGGCAATTTTGATTATGTTGGATATGACGATGGCACTGCTAATGTTTCTGGTCTCAGTATTCAAGATATGGATAGACTCTTCCGTGGTCTAACTATTACCGATTTTGAAGATAGAAAGAATACAAGCTATACCAAGTCAAATGAATACTTTAATCTAGGTCTCCCATCAATTCAAAATCCAGTCGCTATATATACTGGTGCTTCTGGTGCAGTTCCAGGCACTGTTGATGTTGCAAATACAACATACTTCCCAGATTCTGGACACCTATATTATAGTGATGGCACCAACTTTGGTGTAATTTATTACTCTGGTAGAACTGCAACTCAGTTCTTAGGTTGCGTAAGCGTCAACGGCGCTAACAATATTACCACTACTTCTGAAATCATTCCAATGGTCATGGAGTAAAACTGTATAAATATAAATAACTTTGGCACAAACCACGTCGGAACGAAAAACAAATGGCTGCTATTATCTCTGATAAGTTTAGGATTTTTAATGCTAAGCAATTCCTAGAATCGCTGACTGAGGGCAGTAGCGAGACTGATCCCGAAAGATCCAGAATGTACTTCTTCGTGGGTAGACCACAACCATGGAGAGCATACCTAGAATACTATTCCGAAGCGGGTGGTAGTTTCTCCGTTGGAGATGAGGTTTATGTTGGAACATATGGTTCCACAACGTTCCGTGCCACAATTGCCAAGATTTACGCTAACGCCCTACTACTAACCGACGTATTTGGTACTAACGGTGTTAACTCGACTCCTACATTGGGTCAAACATTAAAAGGAAGAACTGGTGGTGCTGGTGGTTCTGATACAGGCGTTACTGCTAAAGCAGGTGTCTATCGTTACGCAACTGAAGACGTTCCTCCCCTTCCTCTAGACAACCAGAGAGAAAAGTTTGAAGTATATGACGAATTGATCGCAGCAAAGCGTGTTACCGATTCCTTTGCAAGAACAGTTATTCGTCGTTACAACTGGGATCTAGTCGCCAATCCTAAGTATGACATGTGGAAACCCGACTATTCCGAAACACCAGCTGGTGGTGGTCAAATTGGTAAAGAGACAGCAACTGGCGAATCGTCTATTGCTTCCGCTAAGTTCTATGTTATGAACTCTTCTTATGAAGTGTTCAAGTGCCTCTACAACGGAGAAAATCCTTCTAACCTATCTGGTCAGAACGCAACTGAAGAACCTATTGTTGGTGGCGCTAACTACGATGCTGCTACTGGCATCTACACCGAGTCTTCTGGTGCTGGTTACATTTGGAAGTATATGTACACCATCCCAACTGATGACGTTTTGAAGTTCCTATCTTCGGACTTCATGCCTATTGTACTACCATCTAATGCTTCTCGTCAAGCAACTGAGCAGCTAGCAACTAACACTCCTGCTCCTATCGATGTTGTAGTAATCGAAGATGCTGGTCTAAACCTACCTGCTTCTCAAACACTTTACACCGCAATTCAGGGCGATGGCACTGGTGGTGTTGTAAGTTTTGTAACAGATGGTAATGGTACAATTACTTCTGCAAGTATCGAAACTCGTGGATCTGGTTACACTTATGCTAACGTTATCCTAGATAACGGTAACCTCTTCTCTGATGCTGGTCTAACCAGCGGTGTTGCAACTCCTGCAACTGCAACTGGTGCTCTAGAAGCAATTGTTCCTCCTCAAGGTGGTCATGGTTCTGACTTTGAGACTGAACTCAACGGCAAGCGTGTAATGACAAATATTCGCCTAACCTATGCTGAAGGTTCTGGTGATTTCCCTGTTGATAACGACTTCCGCCGCATCGGCATCATCAAGGACCCTCTTGAGTTTGGTAGCACTACTTATGCTACTGCAGATACCCTCTCTGGTCTAAAGGCAATCAAGATCAGTGGTGCAACTGCCGATTACATTCCTGACGAAGAGATTTCTCAGACTGTAACTGGTGGTACTGCAAAGGGAACCGTTGTTTCTTGGACACTTGACCAAGGTTCCACAACTAACGGTACACTCAAGTATATCCAAACAGTTGATGCTCATACAGACACTGGTACAGTAAGAGCTTTTGAAACTGGAACTGCTAACAAAGTTATTGGTGCTGCTTCTGCTTCTCAGGGTGATGTCAACAACAGCTATAATGGTTCGCTTCTAGGTTCTACATTTGCTTCTGGACTTGCTAATCCAGAAATTAAAAATAACTCGGGTGAGTTAATTTACATCGAGAACCGTCGTCTAATCACTCGTGCTCCTGACCAAATTGAAGACATCAAACTAGTCATCGAATTCTGATGTGAAAGAGACATCATTAATCCCTCCAGCAATGGGGGGATTTTTTTTATCTCTACTAAATACTAAAGACAAGATGCTAGTATTTGGCGGAGTACAATGCCACAAAAGACTAACTTTAATGTAGCCCCATATTATGATGACTTCGACGTAAGTAAGAATTTTTATAAGATTCTTTTCCGTCCTGGTTATTCTATTCAGGGAAGAGAATTAACTCAAGTTCAATCAATTCTCCAAAACCAAGTAGAAAGTTTTGGTAGACATGCCTTTAAACAAGGAGAATTGGTTATTCCTGGCGAAGTTGGGTTAAATACCAAACTTGATTACGTTAAGTTGTCGTCTGTATCAGAAGTTGCTATCAATGATGGTAATGGTATTGTATACAGAAAATATGATATTAGAGAACTTGTGGGGCAACAGTTAGTTGGTCTAACGTCTGGCGTCATTGGAACTGTCTTGTCTGCAAATATTGCAACCGAAACTACATCAGATACAGTATACGTTAAGTATGTAAATAGTGGCAACTCTAATAATGAGACTACTTTTAGACAAGGTGAAACTCTAGAAGTTGTTAATGGTATCAATACTCCACTTTTAGTTGTCGGTACTGATGGTAGTGTTCTGCCAACTAGCATTGCTATTACCGATCCAGATACAAAACAAGTATCTTCTATTGAAAGTCCTGCTATGGGATTTGCTTCTGCTGTTAAGGTAGAAGAAGGAATCTACTTTGTCAATGGATTTTTTGTTAGAAATGATTCTCAGCTTCTTGTTATTGACGAATATTATGATAAACCAACAGCAAAAGTTGGATTTACTATTGTAGAAAATATTGTAACTCCAGAGGAGGATCAATCTTTATACGATAATGCCCGAGGATCTTCCAACTTTACTGCACCTGGCGCACATAGATTACAGATTCAATTAAATCTAAAAGAATTTGGATTTGATGAAATCACCGATAAAAATTTCATTCAACTTCTCACTGTTAAGAGAGGTGCTATTCAGAAAAAAGTTACTCCTGCAGACTATTCTCTACTAGAGCAAACACTAGCACGCAGAACATTTGATGAGTCTGGCGACTATGTTGTAGATAACTTTGGTATTGATATCAGAGAGTATCAACAAAAAGATGGAAATAACGGCATCTATTCTGTTGATGAATTTGGTAAGTATAATGGAAAAGAAAGCGAAGAAGCTTCTAGACTTATGCTTGCTGCTATAGGTCCTGGTAAAGCATATATCAAAGGATATGAAATTGTCAACAAAGAAACCAAATATATTGAAGTTCCTAAAGCAAGAGAAAGTCTAAACACAGACAATGTAACTTTAAAAACGAGAGGTTTGCCAACATTCAATATTACCAATGTTTTTGGTAGTGTCCCTCTTAATGCAGAAGCACCAGAACTAACTGCATATCCAGATGTTTTCTTATATTCTACATTTAATGATGGATCTTTAGGATTTAATAATACTGAAGATGTAAATGCACACAGGCAAACATTATCAAGACGAGGACTGAAATTCAATCCAAGTGATGCTATTAAGACAATTACTATTGAAGTTCAATCAACTTCCAATCCAAACTTGGGATCGATCACGGATGGAACTTTTGAAAATGTAATTGGAGAACTTTGGTTTGTAAAATCTAGAAGTACATCTGGAGCTCCTGCAGTAGTTTCTTCTGTTAAATCTATTTCTTATGCAAAGATTAACAGACCAGAGATCAATCCTACCACAAGTGTCAAATATTTAGAGTTAACAATTTGTGGAAACAAAGATGATATTATTTCTCTAGTAGAATATGATGAAGGTGATCCCAATTTTATTAGAAAACTATTCAAGTCCGAAGCAGACGCTAAAGCGGATACTAGTTATTTTGGCGAGATTGTAGACTACAGTAATACTATTACTCCTTTAATTGGTAAAGTAAAACCAAATAACTTCAAGTTTCTTAAGAGAGGAGCTGGTTTTAATACAGATACGGATGTAGTTCTTTCTAAAGGTCGTCTTGCTGGCGGAGTATCTAGTTACAATTCTGTATTTGGATTCTCATTCTTTGATCCTACATACTTCACTAAAATTATCACACAGTCTCCCATTGCGAGTGTGACAGCGTTTACTGCTGGTCAGTATGTATATGGTCTAGAGAGTGGCGCATACGGCGTTGTAGAGGGTCCTGCTGATGGATTGTACACTGCCAAGAATGTCCTATTCTTAAAAGTATTGTTTGGAAGCTTCAAGTCTGGAGAAACCATTGCTGACGAATCTGGCAATACGCTCAAGATTGCAAAAGACAATACTATTTCCCACTTTGTTGTTGTAAGAAGAGGACAAGGATATACTGAAGACTTTACTATTTCTTTGAACGGTGTTGAATATGACAACAGTAAAGTACAATTAAAAGTGACTTCAGGCGGAAAAGTTTATGGTTGCAGTATTGTAAACTTTAATTCTGTCTCTGATACATATTCTCAACCACCTCTAGTAAGCATCAACACTCCATCTGGAGCAGATCAACCTTCTAGTAATGCAGTTATTACTGCTGTTTTAATTAGAAATGCTGTAACCACTTATAACGCTTCTGCTGTTAAATCTTTCTCTGCACAATATGGCAGTGGAAATGCAAATACATTTACCGCAGACGTAGAAGTTGACGATCAATCCTACGCAGAGATCACAGATGTAACTCAGTTTACTTTCTCTGGTAGTCAAGGATATAAGTTCCTAGAATCAAATAGTTTTAGTGCAGATGCATCTAGTCTCCTTTTACAGGGAGATGTCATTCAATTTACCGATGTTGACAATAACACTATTAGAGCAATTGTTCAATATGCAACAAAACCAATCGGTACATCTAAGACTAGAGTTTATCTAGATACAGCACTGCCAGCAGACGTTACTAATAATAGTATTGTTAGAATCAGACCAAAAGTTGCAAATCAAAATCAAGGTACTCTCCTATTCCCAACAGGAAGCAATGAGATTGAATCTATTGTAAGAGACCCAGAAGATTCCAAGATTAAGTATTATGTTAGAAGAGACTTTGTAACTGCAACTACTGTACAAGACAATATTACATTTGCTGCACAGTTACCTTTTGGAACTCAAAGATTTACTGCATTTACTGAAGAAAATTATATTGTAACTGTACTAGATGCTGGTGATGCACCAAATATTGTTGCTGGTGACATCGTATACATTCCAGCAGATGCAGTGGAAATTACATCTGCTACAGAAGGAACTACTGGACTAACTTCTGGTAGTATTAATATTTTCTTGTCTAAGGATTATTTTGGATTTATTCCTGAAAATGGACAGTATCCAAAACTAAAACTAACAGCAACATTAGAAGTTGACAAAGCAAAACCAAGATTAAAAACAGCAATTAGAAGAAAGAGAATTGTTGTTATCTCTTCTGGTGATAGAGTTGTTCCATTTAGAGGTAGAGATTTTGATTCGGATTCTATTGATCAGAAATCATATGCAGATGCTTTCAAACTAAGATATGTTTATGAAGGCACATCTACTTCCCCACCAGAAGTTGATACTGCTGGCAATCTAGTTGCTGGTACAGACATCACTGATAGATTTACATTTGATGATGGTCAGAGAGATACAATCTATGACGTTTCTCGTATTGTATTGAAACCAGGTGCTGAACCTCCCGCTGGTCAACTAGTTATTGCTTTCGATTATTTCGAACATTCTGCTGGGGACTTCTGTACAGTTGATTCTTATATTCACGAAGCAGGTGTAGACTCTAACGAAATTCCTGTTTTCAACTCTAACGTTCTTGGTCTAACAAAACTAAAGAATGTTATTGATTTTAGACCAAAGGTTGACAATGAAGCAATTGTTAGTGGTTTCCAAGATACATCTATTCTAGAGAGAACGGAAGGTTCTTTCTCCAGATCTGGTGCTGTTATTTCTGCTTCTCCTGCGCCTGACTCTAATTTAGAGTATACTTTCTCATTCTCACAAGTTCAATATTTGTCTCGTATTGATGCACTGTTCTTGACAAATAAAGGAGAATTTGTAGTTAAAGAAGGCAACTCTTCTCTAAACCCATCCAAACCAGATCCTCTTAACGATGCAGTACCTTTGTACTACATGTACATCCCTGCATATACAGAGACCAGTAAGGATGTAAGAATTACTCCTGTAGACAACCGTCGTTACACAATGCGTGACATCGGTAAGTTGGAGAAGCGTATCGAGCGTCTTGAGTATTATACCACACTTAGCATCCTTGAGCAACAAGCTCTCAACATGCAAGTTAAGGATAATGTTGGTTTAGATAGATTTAAGTCTGGTTTCTTTGTTGACAACTTTGAAACCCATCGTGGTAATCTATCTTCTCTTGATCACCAGTCTGCAGTTGACACACAACAGTCTGTATTAAGAGCTCAGTCTAAAGAAGATTCTATTCTACTAGAAGAAGTTTACAATCGTGAAGATCAAAGATCTGTTGCTGGATATTCCAGAAAAGGAGATATTGTAACTCTTCCATACGAGAACCTAGAATTGCTAGGAAATGCTTTTGCTACTAAGACTATCAATCCAAATCCATTTGTAGTTCTTCAGTATGTTGGTGATGGAGAACTATCTCCCCCAGTAGATCAGTGGTATGACACCAGCATTGCTCCATTGGTTGTAGATAATAATACAAACATCTTCTCAATTTTCCTTGCTAAGGAAGATGTCGAAGAAGCATACTCCAGTCTCTATAATTCTTTTGTAATTAACTGGGTTGGTTCTGCTCCAGTATTTGAAAATATCAATTCTCTTGGTACTATCAACACAGAAGCAGTTAGATCTACTGTTGATCTTGCATCTACACAAAGTTCTTCTAATGTAAGTCCTGTCAACAATGCTGTTGGTAAGGGTATTCAACAGAAGCAAGTTGGTGGCAATGTTGTATCCAACTCTCTACAGTTCTTTGCAAGAAGCATTCCAGTTAAGTATGTAATTAGAAGATTAAAACCAAATACAAAAGTATATGCATTCCTCGAAGGAAGAGACGTTTCGCGTTGGGTAAATCCAGACCAGAGATTTACTGGTATTGCTGGCAACTCCCTGTCTTCCTTTAATGGAGATATTGTTACTGATGAGAATGGTAATGCTAGTGGAATTATTCTAATTCCTGCTGGTTTACCACCTAGAGAAAATAGCGCATGGTCTGGTAAGATTGAAGATGTAGATTATGACACATCTGCTGAAGAAGTACGTATTACTACTGGCATCAAGACTATCAGATTTACTTCTAGCTCTGAGAATATTGGTAAGGAAAATGTAGATACATATGCCGAAGTTAAGTTCTACGCTTCGGGTATTTTACCAGAAAATCCATCTAGCATTATTTCTACAAGACCATCTTACTTCAAATCTAATGAGGGTGTCCAGTTAGTTAACAGCAATACGGACAATCCATTAAAGCCAAATCCAATGGCACAAACATTTAAGATTGAAAACTTTGATGGTGGAGTCTTTACAACAGGTGTAGACCTCTTCTTCTCTAAGAAGAGTGAAAATATCCCATGTAAAGTATACTTGACAAATGTAGAGTCTGGTAAACCAGGCAAGAATATTGTTCCTGGCACAGAAAAAACTCTCACTCCATACACATATCTAAAAGTATTTGGTAGTGGAAACATTTCTCTATACAAAGGAGAGAGTCTAGTTGGTCAAAGAAGTTCTGCTTCTGGACCTATCGTTAAGATTTACGATAAGAACAATGTAGAGCTTGTCGCTACTGCTAGTGGCAAGTATTCTCTCACCAATGAGCAAGTATACACTGTAGTTCTTTCCAACCACAATGGCAAGTCATTTATTGCTAATGAAGGTTTGGTTTCTGAAACTCTAACTTTAGATAATGCTAAGAATAATACAGATCTAACTTTACAGATTGCCAAAGATAGCGGCAGGGTTACTAGACTAAAAGTTAAGGCAACAGGTGGAAATTATTCTTCTGCTATTGCTGTCATCGAATCCCCACAACTTCCTGGCGGTTCTACTGCTACTGCAAGACTCGATGTTTCTGGTGGTCGTATTTACAATGCAGAGTTGTCTCTTTCTGGTTTTGGTTACACAGAAGCACCTTCTGTTGTTATCAAAGGAGTTGGAAATGGTGCTGCTGGTTGTGAAATTGAGTCATTTATTACTATTGATGTTCCTGCTGTAAGAATGGGCATTGCTACTGATAGTGGAGATGTTACAGAATCTACAACACCAACCAACTTTGAATTCGAATACCCAGTATATCTTGAAAATGAAGCAGAGTATGCATTGGTCATTGAAACAGATTCTACAGACTACGAACTTTGGGCATCTAGATTAGGCGAAACTGAAATTGCTACTAGCACTACAGTTACAACTCAACCATCTTTAGGTTCTGTGTTCAGATCTCAGAATGTAGATAACTGGACAGAAGACATCTTTGAAGATGTTAAGTTCACTCTATACAGAGCAGAGTTTGATATCTCTCGCCGTGCTGAATTGCTTCTGACTAACCAACCACTTGGTTATGAATTAGTAGAATCTGGTGTATTCCAAACAAATGCATCTGCTAAGTCTAATGCAGACTCAACATTGTTTGGAAATAACAATAACATTGTGAAGGTTAATCATCACAACCATGGATTCGAAGATAGTGGTAAATCCTATGCATTCTACAAGAACGCTGATGAGGTAGGTGGTATTTCTGCTTCTACATTGAATTCCAATCTATTCCAAGTTTCTAACTCTGGTATTGATACGTATTCCATTTTCTCCACATCAAAAGCATCTTCCAATTCTCTTGGTGGTACAAATGTTCTTGCATCATATAACAGAAAATATGAATCTCTCTATCCACAGATTAGATATATTTCCAGCACTGGAACTAAAATTGAAACGGATGTTATTACAACAAACATTCAACCTGTAGATGCAATCACATCAAACTATGAGTCATATTCTCAAACAGAATATGAAAGAACATTCTTGAATGAAACTCATTTCTTTACTAATCAGAAGGTTATTGCTTCGCCAATTAACCAGACTATGAATGGAATTGAAAGATCCTTAACATATAAGATGAATCTTTCTTCGACAGTATCGTACCTGTCGCCTGTTGTTGATTTGGGAGTAGCGTCTCTCAAGACATCCACAAACAGAGTTGAAAATGCTTCTGGTAAAGAAAATCGTTTTGGAAGAAGAGACCAGATTCTGGAATTCTTACCTGTTTATAGTTTCACGGTTTCTAATACAACTGGCACCACAATTACAACAGGTCAAACTGTAATTGGTCATGAAACTAAAGCAGTTGGAACAATTGTTAAAGTTGTTAATGATACTATTTTTGTTAAAGTCAGTACAAATAATTACTACAGTTTAAGAGATGGACTTAAGTTTGGAGATCAAACATCTCTAAACCCAGATTCTTCTATTGTAAATCCAACTTTAGCACAGCACCCAATTAAAGTCAACAGCAATCCTGTTCAGCAATTCTTTGATATTCCAGATGCTTCTCCAATTATTGCGAGAAATCCATCTACTCCATCTCAAGTATATGAGAACACTATTGATGGAAATACCGTAAACTGGAACAGACGTGATAATAAGTTGACAGTAAGAGTTGATAGAAGACCTATCAATGATGACTTTAATGGAAGGATTATTGACAACTCTTCCTTTAACAGAAATGCTGATGTTAACGAACAAGGATTTGATATTTTCCGTGTAGGAGATATGATCTCCTATCAGGGTCAGGCAGAAGATGAACAAGAATTCTTGGAAGTTGCTTCTGTTGGTTATACAAATGGAACTCAATTCATCGAAGAAAATACTTCGAAGAACAGTTCCTCTGTTGCTAAGTATGTAACAAAAGAAATTGCAATTAGCAACCCTGCTACTGGAATCAATGTGCATCTAACAGCAAATACCAAAGACATTGCAAACATCGAAGTTCTATATAAGTTTAAGAAGTCTGCAAGTCAAGAAAACTTTGAAGATATCGAGTGGATCTATTTCAATGGAAATGGTCAACCAGATGTCTTTGAGATTGCAAGTTCCGAAAATACTATTTCTGGTATTTCGGAAAAACAATCTTCTTATCAAGAACTAGTTTATAGTGCTAATGATATCGAAGAATTTGCATCGTTTGCCGTCAAGATTGTAATGAAGTCTCCTGATCCTGCATACGTACCTAAGATTCAAGACATCAGAGCCGTTGCTTCTTTCTAATTTCCGCGTATGTCTTATATCAAGGTAAGTGGTCACGACGGGTTAGTAAGGGACGAAAACACAGGCGCTATCATTAATCAGAACGTTTCTGCTATTGAAGCAAGACGTAAAGCGAAACAGCTAAGTTCCGCGTTAGATGACATAAATATGTTGAAGAATGAAGTCTCTGAGATTAAGTCCCTCCTGAAAGAGTTAGTAAAAAATGCCCGCAATTAACGTCGCTAGGACAGATACTTTTGAAGTCCAAAGACAAAAAATTAATCAACTAGGTGCCGCCCTATTCAATATTTCTGCTGGTGGAACAGACCTTTCTACTGGTGTTCTAAAACTAGGGGATGGAACCAAAGATTTCCCTTCTCTAGCATTCACTTCTGACGATACGTTAGGTTTTTATAAGTCTAACGTCAGAACAATGGCGTTTGCTGTTAACGGTAAAAGGATTTATGATTACAATGATAATCAAACCACCTTTTACAGAGACTTTGTAATTAGGAAAAATACTTTATATACACAAGGTATTTTTGTACAAGCACCTGGTGAAAATTACGACGTTGGAGAGTTTACAGATATTCCTGGCGTTGGTGGTACTGGTTCTGGTGGTACGTTTGATATCACAGTATCTCCTTTTGATGGAACTACTACACCAGGTTCTGGATACATTTACACTGGTGCAGGTGGAGGATCTCAAAACTACAGTCAAGTCAATCTTGCAGGTGGTTCTGGTACAGGAATTGAAGTAACACTTCTCTTCTCTAGTGGCAGTTTTATTCAAACTACCATTGATAATTATGGTGAAAACTATATTGTTGGTGACATTTTAACACTGCCACCAGATGTCTCTGGCAGTGGAACAGCAGACGATGAATTTGGAACAATTACTGTTGCTTCTACTGCTGGCATTTATCCTGGTTGGTTCTTCACACAGACTGGCGGTACTGCCACAATCACTGCTCCTGTAGATCCCATTTCTGGCGCAACACAAGACATTACCATTCAATCGGTTTTAGACGAGACAACATTTAGTGTTAGCGGATCTATTGATGCTGGTGGTAGTGTCAACTTTGATGTTGATGCTCCATGGGGATCAAATGGTAATGGATATAATTTTACAATTGATAAAGCTGGTGTCGTCACCAGCGTCTCTGTTAATGCTGCTGGCAATGGATATGATGTAGGAGACATAATTGGTGTTAATAATCTAGACCTAACAATTCCATTTGATTATGTCGTATCTACGATAAGTTTAAACCAGTTAACATTTACAACTAATATTGCTGCTGGTACATTCTTTGTTGGACAAACGTTATTTGCAACTGATCCTAATGGTCCTGGTGGAGATGCGTCTGAAATTTTAGTTAGAGAAGTTGTTTTAGATGGATCGTTAGTTGATTTTATTGTTGTAGAAAGTATATCTGGAAGTGCTGGATCTGGAAATACAATTTCTACCACAAGCGGTGGTGCTACAATTGCTACCGTTGATACGTCAGACAACGTAAACAGATATACCATCGATATTGATGATGGAAATGGTGCTGTAATTTACCCAGATCTATTACTATACAAGAGTAACACATATGATTTTGATGTAAGTGGTGCCAGTGGACATCCATTCAGATTCTCTATTCACCAAGGTGGTTATTGGACTCAACCTGTAGTTGAAACTGTAAATCTAGATGTAGCATCTAAAGATATTACAGTAACTAATGCATCTGGTGTATTAGTTGGTATGGAAGTTATTGTCGATACCAGTGTTGTTGTTACTGATTCTGGTCAATTTGCAGAAGGAGCTGTTGTAGAAGCAATTAATGGAAATGTAATTACTATGTCTGAGTTTCCCACTCAGGCTGGTGCAACACCATGTATTATTAGAGGTGCTTTATACGAAGGAAATGAAGTTGAATATGGAAGTGAAACTGTAAGAATTGTTCCTACAGATTCTACACCATCAACTCTTTACTATTTCTGTACTGACCACCCATATATGTCAGGTCAGTCTGTTATTACAGTAAATTATAATAATCCAAAAACTTTTGGTAGTGGATTTGAAATTGGTGTTTCTAATATTATTTCCGAAGATGTAGTAACTGGTGATGTTGCAACTGGTAACATTAACGTTGCTGCTATTACTGGTGATACTGTTAACGTTGAAACTGTAAATACCACCACAACAAATACCACAGATCTAATTGCAGAAGAAGTCAAGTCTGCTTTATATACTGACGATAATACTATCGAAATTACATCTGGATCTGGTAACGTACAGTTAACAGGTGCATTTGTAAACTTTGGAACAGAAGCAAATATTCAAACAAGTTCTGGAGACTTCTTAACAGCAGGTGAAATTAGAACTGACTTTAAATTTAACATCAAAGATATTTTAACCATTGTAGACAATAACATTTCTACAACTGGATCTAATGATTTGTTGTTTACCCCTCCCGCTAACAGAGTTGCGAAGTGTGATGCTCTGACAGCATTTGTTATTCCTTCTGGTACAACAGCACAAAGACCAGGCGTTGGTATTGTAGAGGATGGTGCTATTAGATTTAATACCACCACACAGCAGTATGAAGGTTATTCCGAAGACACTGGGCAATGGTCTTCTCTGGGTGGTGTTCGTGACCTAGATGGCAACACGACTATTACCGCAGAACTAGAAGTTGGCGTAAACGATAACATCTTACGTTTCTACAATGATAGTAAGATTACAATGCGCTTCACTCCGTTCTGGATGGAGTTTTATGAAGTCAATAAAGTACGTGCATTGAATCCAACTGTCCCTGCGTATAGCAATTGGGCAGCAAACACACCAGTAAGCGCAGGTCAATATCTCAAGTACAGAAACAATCTGTATGAAGTAACTGGTTCTGGTGTTACTGCAACTGATGGTAATGCGCCAGAGCATACCGAAGGAGAACAGTCAAATAACACTGCCCTCTTAACTTGGTATGCATTTGCAGTAAACCCATTAATTGTTGATGAATGTACAGAACTTAGAATTGGACCCCAAGGAGATCTTCCTGTATTAATTAACAATGATCTAAAATTATTTGAAAACAAAATTACAACTACAGTAAGTGATCTTGTTCTTCAACCAAATACAGGACAAAAAATTACATGTGATGCAGTTTCTTCTCTCGTAATTCCAGTTGGTAATGGAGATGAGCGTGGTGCTGCTATTCAGGGTTCCATTAGATACAATACTTCAGATAGTCAGTTTGAAGGTTATAACGGAAACCAGTGGGGTGGTCTTGGTGGTGTAAAAGATATCGACCAAGATACCGAGATTAAAGCAGAACAATCTCCAGGATCAGATGAAGATACACTGTTCTTCTACAACAATGGAGTAAACACTCTAAGAGTACAAGAAAATGATATCGAATTTGATATTGATACATTTGTATCAACAAACGGAGATTTCAATTTAACAGGAAATAGAATCACTCTAGATAATAATACTTCCACTTTTGAGCACTTAACTTCCAGTGCATTCTTACATACAACTAAGAGTCAACTAGATTTTGGTCTATCTGCTGGACTCAATGTAGATCCTCTCCTAAGATTAGATTCCTTGGGTGATATCTATTATAACCTAGGATTTGGAAGTGGTACTCCAGAGATGGTCAAATTATTTGACACTGATCTGAAGACTATTGAATATAATGATTTGAGAATTTCTACAGTTGATATTCCTTTAGTCAAGGACACAGCAGATGTAGGTGCAGCAACTCTTTATAATGTTAACACAGAAGAGTCTGCTAAAGTTTATTGTGTGGCACATAATACAACCACAGGTGACAAAGAGTTTATCGAGTTTGCTGTCATAGATAAGAGTGGAACCGTATATTTTAGTGAATACGGTAACATTAAAACAGGTGCTGATCTAATTCATGCTACCTTTGACATTGACTCCCTGTTCAATGCAAGAGTGACATTTACTCTACATGATGATCTTGCAACTAATGATGTTGTTAACATTAACGTAGTTTCTTACAACCAGAAGAAGTAAAATGGCAGGAAGTTTAAAGACATTTGACTCCCTTGGGGGATTCTCAATTGGTGATGTTGAGATGTTGTCGCATGATTACAATGCGAGAAACATCCATACTTTTGAGTTAAAGAATCAGTTTTATACCGATTCAAAATCAACACGATATATTTTAAGAGGAACGAATACTGCAATTCTTTCCGTGAATTTAGTTGGAGATCAAATTGATTTACCACAATCATCTATCAATTTTATTACCGCACAGATTATCGCTGTAAACACAACAAATTCTGGTACGTTTGTAGCAAAGTTTGAAAATTGTGTTACTAATGATGCATCGGGACAAGTTGATACTATTTCTAGTTTGGAAACAATTATCAGAGATAATATTCCAGTTGGAGAGAGTTGGACTGTTCAACCATTTGACGATGGTGCAGCAAACAAATTTAGTTATTCTACCGTGAGAGGTGGTACAACTACATCAATTAAATGGCTTGCTGTAGTTGAAGTTGTCAGTGTTGCATGGGCCTGACACTAAATATAAACGAGCATATAAAACTACGGCTGGGGCTGGATAAAAAATGGGTTTTCAGTTTAATTCCGATAAAGAAATTATCAAGGCTTTAAAGCCAAGAATTGTCGGTGAACAAGAAGTAACTATTAGATCAGGTTCTGGATCTAATGAGAAAGAAATATTTCGTGCTCAGATCGATGGCGAAACCGATTTGCCACGTATCGGTATTAACCGAACTGGTAAACGAGTAGAGAGAATCGAAATCAATCCTGGTGGTGGTGGAGCAGGATATACTCTACAACCAAATGTTACTCTCTCTGCCCCAACTGGAGAAGAACCCGTTCAGGCGTTAGCATCTGCTGTTATCAATAACGGTGCCGTAGTTGCAATCATCGTAGATGAAGCAGGTAATGGATACACTGCAGCACCTATTGTAACAATTACAGGTGGTAATGGTACTGGTGCTACTGCTACCGCATTCCTAGACACCGTTGATTATGAACTGGACGTTAACGGTGCTATTAGAACTTCTACGTCTATCATTTCTGACACGGCGAGAATTTTAAACCTAGATATTGACAACTTTGTTACTGCAGATGCTAATTTTAGAGCACCTAACTTAAAAACATTTGCCAACTCCACAGGTCAATCTTTTGTACCAAACGTTGTTTTACAAGAAGATTCATATAGATGGGCTGGCAATAATATTTACCAAGCATTAAATACTGGACAAACAGGATCGAGCGCACCTTCACATACCGATGGTATCGCTCTCAACGGAGAAGTACAGTTTAAGCATATTGGTTTCCGTGTAGAAGATGAGAATCAGCCATTCTATCTACAGTCTGGTGATTCTGGTGTTTTCCCCCGCTCTATCACTCCATTACTTGGCGATAGATCAGACAAAATTGCAACCACAGAATACGTTCTAAATCTAGCAACAAATGACGTTGGTGGTAGAATCTATGTTTCTCAGCAGATTGGTAGCGACCAGAATGATGGTCGATCTGCTGTTGCCCCTGTCAGAACAATTAAAAAGGCATGTCAACTAGCGTGGCAAACGCCTGGCGTCAAAGAAACAATTATTGTTGCTGGTGGCGATTACGTAGAAGATAACCCAATCTCTATTCCACCAGATGCATCGGTCGTTGGTGATAACTTACGTTTGGTTATCATCAGACCTAACAATCCAAGAAAGCACATCTTTAAGTTTGGTGATAAGAACTACGTTATTGGTGTAACTTATCGAGATAAAGTTGACTCTAACAATGATCCAGTTTCTACTTGGGACTTTGCTATGGTCTTTGACGATAAGCAAAGAATCACATATGATGCATCCTCTGGTGGTGACTTTGAACCATATTTCCCAGTAGGTCATCAAATTTTTGGTCCCGATGAGTCCAGAGTTACATTCCAAAACAACGAAGGTTTATCTCAGTTAGTTGCTGGTTTAACTGTACGTGGTGTTAACACTGGTGCAATTGGTACTTTGCTAGTAGTTTCATTTAAGACTACTGTCGGTAACGATGCATATGTAACAGGTACATTTGATTTACAAGTTAACAGTGGTACTTTCAACGCTGGTGAAACTTTCCAATATGATATTCAAACTGGTACTGACGGAAATGGTGATCCAGTATTTACAACTTACAATTTAGTTTCTACCGATATTCGTTCGATTAGAGCGGAAGGTGAGGTTGTATTCGAAGATAAAGCTGAGAACGATTCGGGTCTTCCTATTGTAAGAATCGACTTTACTCAGCAAGGAACATTTTCTGGTGGTTTCCAAGATCCTGGATCTACTGAAGATCTAGGTGGTATTGTGTTCTATACCAACGCTCTGGTTGGTAGACAGAATACACATGACTTTAAAGAAGGTCAAGAAATTTTCATTGAGGGTTTGCCTGTTTCAAGTCCAGACTTGTCTTACTTAAATGGAAGACAAAGAATCTATAAAGTTATTGAAGATGCTGATGGTCGTGCAAGACGATTTGTTATTCCCAAGAAAGTAACCGATCCTAGTCTTGTTACTCTCGATAACTTTAATCCTGGTCAGTTTGCACTGGTAAAAAAAGAGTCTAAGTCAGTTACTCTGTCTTTGCTCAACTCTCCAAACACATTCAACCTAGCAACTCCTATTGCTAGAAGATATCAGGATGCTTGTTTACAGATTAGAAACAATATTGATTTCATCAAAGATGAAGTTGTACTAAGAGTTCTAGATGAATTTGCCAAGAAACATTTTGCTGTTTTCAACATTGGCACAACAAACGTAACTAATGATACGTTTAGTGTATATCTTGGTGGATCTTCGTTTGATCACACTTATGTTAGCGGTGGTACTGTTACGTTTAACGGAACAACATATACAGTTACTGGTTTTAACTATAGCAACAATGTAACTGGATTTGCTACAATTACAGTTAATGCAACTATTGTAGGAATTGCAGAAAAAGATATTGTCAAAATTGAAGACATTTTAGTTGAGTGTGAGCAAGGTCAGAAAGTATATCCATCGTTTAATATTCCTATCAGCGATGAGAAGTGCCGTAGAGACGTTGGACATATTGTTAATGCTGTAATCAGAGACTTAGAATTTGGTAGCAACTATCATACTATTGAAGCTGCTAAGCGTTACCTTGATGGAACAAGCAGCTACATTGATTACGTTGACTATGAGATTATTCAAACAGTCCGTGCCGTTGAATATGCACGCGAACTTTGCATCTTTGCGATGCGTAAGTGGAGAACTGGAACTGGTTTGCCTGGTCAACCTATCTACACTCCACAATATTCTACTGTGGAAAGATATTTTGACCCAACTGTTATTGATGACCCCATAACTGGTTGTGCAAATGTAGCATCTGCAATTGATACACTATTCTATCTGTTTGTTGATGTTCTTTCAAATAATGCATCTGGTACATATCTAGATGCGGCATATTTGATTGCTAGAAACAGAGACTTTATTGCTGATGAAGCACTAGAATTAACTAAAGTACAATATCCAACATTGCAGTTTGGTACTGTTGATCCTCAAGCAAACAGATATCAAGATGGTGTCAACTTAATTGAAGCGAATAGAAGTGAAATCATCGACAGATCTGTTGCTCAGATTGCTGTATTCCATCCAGACTTCTATATTCCTGGCGACTCTCAAACAGACTCTGGTTCTAGATATGCTGATGCATATAGATTGATCCAACAGAACCGCAGTGAAATTATTGGTACTGCTTGGACTAATATGGTCACACAGTATCCTGCTGTTGCTTCTACTGAAACCAAGTGTAAGAGAGACATCGGTTATATGATCGATGCAGTATCTCTTGACTTATTCACACAAGGCAACCAGTATACTCGTAAGTTCATTGGTTTATATTTCGATGATACTACAACACAAATTGATAATGGTCTAGAAGGAGAAGAGACAGAATCTATCTACGCATTCAATCAGGCAAGAGATCTGATGAAGGCGGCATTGACAAACCAATTGTCAATTAAAGATCTTACTGTAACTGCTGATCCTCTCACTGGTTCTAATACTAATACAGGATCTTGTGCTGATGTACAAACAGCAACCGATACCCTAACAGAAATTATTACTGATGCTCTTCTCGCTGGCAATCTAAATGCTCTGCCCGCAGAGAACACAGGTGTTTCTGGAACTGGTGAGACTAAGTGTAAGAGAGACCTTGGTTACTTAATCGATGCTGTTAAAGCAGACCTTGCCATTGGTGGCAACGCATCTACAATTAACTTCATCGAACAATATTTTGATCAAAATGGTGATCCAATCAGCAACGGTCTTGTAGGTGAGACCGCAGAGAGCGTTACCGCTTTCAATAAGGCAAGAGACATGATGAAACTTGCCGTTACTAACTCTTTATATGAAAAAGATCTAACCATTTCCGCTGGTCCTCAAGTCTATGGTACAGCAGATGAAGCGGTCATTTATGGCGATTCTGGTAATACTGCTGCTTGTATTGACGTTCAATCTGCTATCGACACTCTAGTTGAAATTGCGACAGATGCAGTTTCTGCAGGAAATCTCGACAGTCTCCCAGTAGAGAACACTGGAGATTTTGTTGTTACCGAACTGGATAACACCGTAGGCGAACAGAAGTGCCGTAGAGATATCAATTACATCATTACTTACATGATCCGCGACCTCGTTCTAGGAGGTAATGCAGGGTCTGTTACCGCTGCTGAGGCATACTACACTGGAGCGCAGTTAACAGGCGTTCCAGAGGCACAGAGACCTGCTACAGCGTATGCATTTGATAGAGTCAAGGAACTAGCAATCCTTGCAATGCGAAATTGGTTGACAAATGGTGGTTCTGGTGCTCAGTATACTCCCGTCCACACTCCAATTCCACTATTTACAGACAATACAATTTTAACAGATCCAGCAGGCACACCATATTGTGCGAATGTTGAATCTTCGATTACAACATTGATGGATCTAATTGGAGACATCTTAGAAGGAACAACTGCTCCTGGCGCAACAACCAAGGACTTTGGAACTCTCTATGACACTTCCAATCTCTATACATATCCCGATAATTATATCACAGATGCTAATGGTCAATTAGTTACAATTAGATCTGACTACGATGATTACCCAATCATTGAAGCATCACCATATACCCAGAACTCATCTGTTATCTCTTTCCTAGGTGGTGGCGGTGCTGAGGTTGACGGTGCAAAAGTCAAGCAACCCAACTGCCCATTCCCTGGATTGGAACTTGACGGATCCGCATCCTTCCCCAACCAAGGTAAGTCGATGGTTGCTGCGGCATTTACGATTGTTTCTTTTGGTGGTACTGGTTATAGGATTGTTAACGATGGTTACACCCAGTTGGTTTCGGTCTTCGTTATCTTCTGCGAAGACGGTGTTCTTGCTGAGTCTGGTGGTTATGCATCTATTACCAACTCCGCTACCAACTTTGGTACATTTGCACTACGCGCAATTGGTTACAGAGATGAAGCATATAGCTTTGACGTTGCAACTATTTCCAACTCTTCGTCTACTCCTACTGGTAGAACAATCTTCACTATTGATGGATTGGGTCGTGAACCACTAGAGCACTATATCGTCAAGATTGATGGTCATGAGAATGTAAATAGCGAAATTGAATACTTTATCGATGCTGTTGGTGCAGTAACAGTTGGTCCTCCTTTCTCTGCTCAAATTACTATTGACAGTGGAACTGGTGGACCTGCAGAGTTTAAAAATACTTTAACTGGTCAGGCAGTATCAAATGCTTCTCTGGTTGGTGAAACAATTAGACTACACAGACCATCTATTGTTAACTCTTCTTCTCACACTTGGGAATTTGCTGGTTCTGGTACTGACTACAATGCATTGCCCGAAAACGGTGGCACTAAGGTTGAGTCTAACGAACAAGTATCCGAACTATATGGTCGTGTATACGTTTCTGGTACTGACGAACTTGGTGACTTCAAGGTTGGTACGTTCGCTAAGATCGAGAACAGAACTGGTGCTATTACCTTCACGGGTACTGTTACCATCTCGGAAGTTGAATTCTTGAAACTGAAAGGTGGAGACGTTGTTGTTACTGGTTTCGACGCATCCAACACTCTTGGCGGCGCTAATTCTTCTAACAGCAAAATCCCAACTCAGAAGGCAGTTAAAGATTTTATTACCAACAACCTTGGTCCATACATCAACAAACCATACTCTACAAACGCTGTTCCTAGAGCACTGGTCGAACTAACCGATTCTGGTAAGATCTCCGCTGACCAGATCCCTGCTTTGCGTCCTTTCAACGTCTTCACCGTTGCAAACGAAGATGAAAGACTTGCTATTGAAGGCGCACTTGCTGGTGACATTGCAATTCAGCAAGATGAGGGTTCATCTTACATCCTAAACAATGACTTAGGAAGTCTATATCTTGGTTTCAATCCCTCCGCAACACTATCCTTTACTATTGGAGATATCTTCACTGGAAGAAATCCAAATGGGACTGTTGGACCACTAGCAACAAACCTAGATGCAAACTCACAGCAAGTAACACTAACAACAACTGCGGGCATTTCTACTGGTTGGGTTGTCACCCAAGGTTCTGGTGATACTGGTGAACTTACAAATGACGGAAGTCAGATTACTGTACAGTCTATCAACAGCAGCACAGAAATTACTCTAAGTGCTGTTCCTGCTACATCTGGTGCTGCTAACTTAACATTTACAGATAACACTACACGAGGTCAGATTCAAGCAACAGAATACAGAAAAGGTGTTCTGTACCAGATCAACATTACCGATCCTGGCGAAGGATACACTTCACCACCTGTCATCACAATTGCTGGTGGTAATCCTGGTCTTGGTGCTGTTGAGGCAAGAGCTTTCTGTACCATTGCAAATGGTCAGGTTGTTACTATTGAGATCTATGAGTATAACAATTACATTGGTGGTACTGGATACACCGAACCACCTACAATTACATTCGACGCTCCAACAGGAACTGGTAGAACTGCAACTGCTGTAGGTCTAATTGAAAGTAGATTATATGGTGACATTGTTAACCAGATCAAGATTGAAGACACCGAAGTTATTCTATCCAGCGATATTCCAGCAGAAACAGTTTCTATTAACAGAGTTGTCAATACTTCTGCTTCCGATGATCTTAACTGGGTATCTCTATCTTCGGATACAATTTCCGCAAACCAGATTGTTGAAGGTGTTATTGAAACAGCACGTCTTGCAAACAACTCAGACGCTGCAAACTCTAATACATTCCTAAGAGGTGACCAAGCATATGCACCTGTTGTTCAATCGCTAAAGGGAGCAGAAACAAGATACTTTGCAGCATTGAATACTCAATGTTCATCTGGTTCTTCCCAGATGATCTTTACCACCAATTCCGATGTACTATTGGGTCACGAGGTTGTAGATAGTGTAACTGGTATTCAACCAAATACAAATATCAGTGGTGTTGTTACCACTGGTGGTCTGACAACTATTTCTCTGAACAACCCAGTTGTTGCAACTATTCCTGCAGGAACTGTTATCGAATTTGAGCGCGGTGCATCTCCACTCAAATTTGAATCTACATACACGGTTGGTAACTTCATCGACAGCATCATCATTGCTAATGGTGGTCTCGGATTTACCTCTGGTCAGTATTATAACGTACCACTTACAGGTGGTACTGGTAGTGGATTGAGAGTTAACATTGTTGTTACCAATCAAGTTGTTACCGATGTTGCTATTTCCAGTGGTGGTGCTGGATATACAAGTGACTTTACTGTTACAACTTCTCCAGCAGAAATTGGAAGTGGTTCTCAGTTAGTTCTACAAGCAAAAGTCTCCACAGTTAACAAGCAATATGCAAACGTTGCAGTTGACCTAGACCGTGTTACCGATGCAACCATTTCTTCTGATCTATACGGAACACTTGGTGTAGCAAGATTCTTTAAATCTCAATTTAACATCGGTACAGCTGGTAATGGTTCTATCCAACTTAAGACTGGTGCAGACAGTGGTCTAGACGCTGACTTGCTCGATGGTGCTCAAGGTGCATACTACCTCAACGCATCTAACCTGAATGCTGGTACGGTCAACCCAGACCGTATGAGTGGTACGTATGACATCAGTATCTCTGGTCAGTCTGGTTCCACAATCCGTATGATTACGGGTACTGGCAACCCCAATGACAACTCTCTGCCAAATACTTTCTCTGAAGGTATTATTGCTCAGACCAGATACAACACCGCAGATGGTCTCTCTGATGGTGGTGCTAGACACCTATCACTCACAATCAGAAATGGTGGTAGCAGCTTCGACTCCACTTACGGTGGTATCAGACAGTTGGCATTCACCGATAATGACAACATGTGGATTCGTGGTTCTGGAACTAACGTTACCGCATGGGGTTCTTGGGCAAAGGTTTGGACTTCTCTCAATGATTACTCTGCTGGTGGTGAGCAAGGTCCAAACGCATTCAGACTTGCTAATAAGCAAGGTGAGTGGTATCAGAATGCTCTGAACATGAACTATGGAACTCTATCTGACAATAGACTTCCTACTTACCAAGATGAGAAAGCATTCCAAGATGCGATTGAAGTACGTGAAACAACTGGTCTACCAAGATTTAATGTTTATATTTCTGGCATTATTCTTAATGCTACACCATTCCTACCAGGCTTGGTTGTTAACCTCTATAACGCCAACTCTCAGGGTGTTGGTACGATTCTAATTACCAACCTCACTACATTTAATGATACCGATAACTTTAATGATTACACCATCTTAACTGGTACTCTGACAACTGGTTCGTTTGATGGTGAACAAGGTAAGGCACTGACAATTGGTACGGCATCCAATCGCGTTAACTTCCAAGATTACACTAGAGATGTTAGCGGAACGTTCCAAGTTTCTAGACTAGAGAGTGATAATGGCGTTGCCAAACTCTACATGGGTAGAACAGATGGAGCTGCATCTTCCCCTGCAATTTACTTCAGATCTTCTCAAGTTGCAGCAACTACTTATAACTCGGCAATTGTAGCAACTGGTGGTAATGCATCTAATGGTTCTGGTACTTTGGATGCTCAGGTTGTAGATTCTAATGGATTTACAGTTAATGGTGGTACAGTTTGGAACTCTGGTAATACAGTATTCAATACAACCAATGTTGCTTCCACATATAATGCACAAGGTGAGTTCATTCTAAGATCTGCTGTTGTCCGTGATCAGAATGGCAATTTTGCTGCTGGAACAATTACTGCATCATTAACTGGTGCTGCATCTCTCAACGTCCTTAAGGCAGGCGATGTCATGACGGGCACGCTTGAGTTGACTGGTGCTGGTTCTAACTTGATTGTTTCTGGTACAACTGGTCTAACAGGTAACGTCACAATGACGAATGACCTGAACGTAGATAGTGGTACACTATATGTTGACTCCGCAGACAATCGCGTTGGTCTAGGAACCACAGATCCACAGGCACAACTACATTCTTATGCGAATGTAAGCAACGGTGATATTTGGACTGCTGCAAGATTTGAAACCCTCAGAGGAGACTTCACTGCAGTACCTGGCGGTATTCAGTTGATGTTCAAGAATCAGGACGGCAACAACAATACCAACGAAGCATACCTCAAGGTAGTATCTGTAAATGACACCGACTACGGTGACAATGATGAAGCAAACTCTAACTTCATCTTCAGAATGACTGATGGTGGTACTGCAAACGATAGAGTCATCTTTACAGGTGACGGTCGTGTTGGTATCAAGACCATGAATCCAACCAGCAACCTGTCGGTTAATGGTTCGATGAATGCAACAACTATTGTTGCTGACACATCTCTTACGATTCAAGATGCTGCTGATAACACTGGTGCTCCACTATATTTCCGTGGTGCATCTGGTTTCAGAAACTTTAGAATCGGTAACCAATTAAATGCAGATGATGTATTTGAAATTACACCATCCGCAACTAACGGTGCTACTGATTGGCAATCTGTTCCTGCTATTTCTGTTAAAGGTAGCACAAAACAGGTTGCAATTAACACCTCTTCGTTCCAAGGTAATGATCCAGAAGATAACACACTAAGAACTTATCAACTTAATATTGAAGGTGATGTTAACTTTAATGGTCAGTTGTTCCAAAACAACGCCGAATTTGTTACCTCACGTTGGACTGAAGCAGCAAACGAACTCGATATCTATAGAGCATCCAAAGTTTGGATTAATCCAGATCCTACTGCTAGTGGATTCACTGGAAACCCAACTTATTCTTTACAGGTATCTGGTTCTCTTGGTGTCAATGGTGCGTCGTTTGCTGATGGAACTAACACTCTAGTATATTATGCAAATGGAGATAAGCAATACTTAGATTCTTACGGCGTATTTAAGTCTAATAGAAATACAGTTTCCGAAAATGTCACTGTCCCAGCAGGAACCAACGCCCTAAGCTCTGGTCCCATCACTATAAATAGTGGCACGACTGTTACCATCGATTCAGGTGCAGCATGGTCTGTGGTATAACCAATGAGTATCTTTTTTATTGATAAACTTGAGAGTGCTACGGGGTCTCAAATTGAGATCCCTAGTGGATTTAATTTATATCTTGGTCCTGTCAATTTAAATTCCGATGTTCTTATTCCAAGTCCTTCTGGACAAGGAGGTAAATTGGTTGGTTCAAATGGAACCAATCATGTATACCAAGATAGTCCTGGCGCATCAAATGTACAAGTATTCACATCTGGCGGAACATATACTCCAACAGCAGGAACTCGTCTTGCACATGTAAGATTAGTTGGAGCTGGTGGTGGTGCTTCTGGATATGGCGAATCTGGTGCATCTGGAGGATATGCCGAAGGATACTTTAATATGACTGGTGTCAGTTCTGTGACGATTACGGTCGGCACTGGTGGCGGGGGGACATATTATTCTGGAGGATCTAGTGCTGGAAACAGCACGTCTTTTGGTAGTTATATGTCTGCGACTGGTGGGAATGGAGCAAATTCTTCCCACCAACATTGCGGAGGATTGCCTGGCATAGGAACAGGTGGTCAGTTTGCATATTATGGTGGTGGTGGAACTGGTCACGGGTATAATGGGAGAGGTGGTACTAACTTCTTTGGAGGTTGTGGTGCTGCTGGTCACCCACAAGGTGGCAACTTTAATAATAATCATTCATCTCACGCGGTTCCTGGTACTGGTGGAGCTAATGGTTGGGCAGGTTCTTATGTTGGTTCAACTGGAAGGGGTGGTATGGTCGTTATTTGGGAGTATACCTAAATAAATGAAGCAACAAAGTATGCACTAGTGTAATGAGCACCTTAGCGTTTAATGAACTACGACCAGCTACTGGAACACAGGTTTTAATTCCTACTGGAACTAACCTAACAGTTGGTGGCGTTCTTCTAGATGCTGCTACTTTACTGCCAGATCCTTCTGGCGGAACTGGAAAATTATATGGTTCTGACGGAACTAATATTATTTTTGCTGAAAGTGGCGCAAAAGCAATTCAAGTATTCACTCAAGGTGGAACATATATACCCTCAGCAGGAACTCGTCTTGCACATGTAAGATTAGTTGGAGCTGGTGGTGGTGCTTCTGGATATGGAGAATCTGGTGGTTCTGGTGGATATGCTGAAGCGTATATTAGTATGATCGGCGTGAGTCAAGTAACTATTACTTGTGGAACAGGTGGTGGTGGTAGTTATTATTCAGGTGGTGCTGCAGGAGGAAATACAACATCGTTTGGAACTTTCTTAACAGCAACTGGAGGTAACGGCGCTAATACATCTCACCAACATTGTGGAGGACTACCAGGACTTGGTTCTGGCAGTGTTTTCTCATATTATGGTGGTGGTGGAACTGGTCATGGATATAACGGAAGAGGAGGTACTAACTTCTTTGGAGGTTGTGGTGCTGCTGGACACCCACAAGGTGGCAACTTTAATAACAACCACTCATCTCATGCCGTACCAGGTACTGGTGGAGCTAATGGTTGGGCAGGTTCTTATGTTGGTTCAACTGGTAGAGGTGGTATGGTTTGTATTTGGGAGTACGCATAAATGTCTATTTTAAAAGTTAATGAAATTAGATCCCAAACAGGATCTCAAATTAGTATTCCATCTGGATATGAACTGAGTGTTCAAGGAACTGTTTTGTCTTCATCTTCCTTGCCACCAAATCCAGCTGGAAATGCAGGGAAATTTCTCAAATCTACAGGTAGTGCTCTAACATGGGAGAATGTTGGACCTACTGGAATTCAAGTTTTTACTTCAAGTGGAACATGGACTAGACCATCTGGTGTCACTAAAATTTTGGTGAAACTTGTAGGTGGTGGCGGTGCTGGTTCTGGTGTTGGAGAAACAGGTGCTGCTGGAGGATATTCCGAAAGATTGTTGGATGTCTCTTCTATCACTTCCGTAAACGTAACTGTTGGACAAGGATCAACATCCCCCACTTATTATTCTGGCAGTGCAGGAAGTGGAAACTCTACGTCTTTTGGCACTTATCTAAGTGCTACCGCTGGTCGCGGAGCAAATTCTTCCCACCAACATTGCGGCGGTCTACCAGGCGTAGGTTCTGGTGGAGATTTGAATCTTTATGGTGGAGGTGGATCTGGACATATGTACTGGTCTGGTCCTCCTGCTGGAAACTCTTATTTTGGTGGTGCTGGTGCAACTGGTCACCCACAAGGTGGAAACTTTGCTCATAATCATTCTTCCCATGCTGCTTATGGTTGTGGAGGTCCAGCTGGATATCACACCAGTAATCTAGGAGCAAATGGAAAGGGTGGTGTTGTTGTAGTCTACGAATTTAAATAAAATGTCAGTATTACGTGTTAACAGATTAGAATCTGCTACTGGTTCTAACATTACTATTCCCACTGGGTATAGTTTGAATGTTGGTGGACTACTCATCAATCAAGATACTCTTCCTCCATCACCAGCTGGTCAATCAGGAAAGTTTTTGTACAGCAATGGAACTGACGTTATTTGGCAAGTTGCTGGTCCTGCTAGCATTCAAACGTTTACTTCATCGGGAACATGGACTAAACCAGCAGGTGTTACCAGAATTCTAGTACAACTTGTAGGTGGCGGTGGCGCAGCATCTGGATTTAATGAATCTGGTGGCGCTGGTGGATATGCAGAAAAATTAATTGATGCTTCCAGTCTTAGTCAAGTAACAGTTACAATTGGACAAGGTTCTGGATCTTGGACATATTATTCTGGAGCAGCTGGTAGTGGAGGAACTACATCTTTTGGTAGTTTCTGCTCTGCAACTGGTGGCAATGGTGCTAATACATCTCACCAACATTGTGGCGGTCTACCAGGCGTAGGTTCTGGTGGAGACTTTAATCAGTATGGTGGCGGTGGAACTGGACATATGGGATGGGCTTGCGGTAAAGGCGGGCATACATATTTTGGCGGTGCTGGAGTTACTGGTCACCCACAAGGTGGTAATTTTGCTCACAATTATAGAACTCATGCTGCACCAGGTTGTGGTGGCACTTCTGGATATGCAAGTTCTAACCATGGTGCAACTGGAAGAGATGGCATGGTAGTCGTCTATGAATACAATTGATAAATAACTACACATAAGGAGATTTACAGGACCATGAAAAGCGTACTCGTTGATTACCGTGGGTGCATTACTGACGTTGTAGAAGTTGGACAAGAATTCGAAGTTTATAACGGTCCAGACACTGCAATTAAGTGGTGCCTATGTCCCCATGATGATGTTTCTAGCAACTGGATTCTTAACTATGATGGAACGTGGTTGAGACAAGAAGACAAACTTGAAGGAGATCAAGATCTCAAGAGACGAGTTGCATATGGTACAGTAGAAGATCAACTTGATATGTTGTACAGAGATATCAAAGCAGGCAATCTTGCTAGTGGCGAATGGATTACTCATGTAGATAACATCAAATCATCTGTTCCATCTACTGCTCAGTTTATAGCAGACCCAGCAAACACTGCTGGTAAGAAAGAATTTAGATTCGGTACTCCCGAAGCTCCTCAGTGGAATACTCTTCCAGAAGAATCTCGCCTAGACCCTTTCCGCGATAAGTGATTTAATATGAAAATTCGTTCGGTATGTATTGTCGGGGGTGGATCCTCTGGCTGGATGACTGCTGCTCTCTTAGCAAAGAATTTAAAAAATACAATAATCACTGTTATTGAACCAAAAGATGTTCCTACTATTGGAGTAGGAGAATCTACATTAGGTCATATTAACAGGTATCTACACGCTATTGGTCTTGAAGGTAAAGACAAAGAGTGGATGCCTAAGTGTGATGCCACTTATAAAGTATCAATTCAATTTACAGACTTCAAAGAATTGGGACATAGGTTCCAATATCCATTTGGTCAACATGACTTTAGTGGTAATAAAACACCACAAGATTGGTATAAGTTTAGGCATCAAGAAAACTTTTCTTCATATGCCGAGTATTACAATCCAATCACATATCTTGCAGATGCAAATAAAATGACAACCAGTAGGGAAGTCATTAGAAATTTTGATTTTATTGACGATACCGCATATCATTTTGATGCCACTAAGTTTGGAGAGTATTTAAAAAATGAAATATGTATTCCTAATGGAGTGCGTGTTGTTAGAGACAAGGTACAAAAAGTTTTTAAAAAAGAAGATGGCAGTATAGATTGGATTCTTTTAGAAAAATCTCCAAGACTTAGAATATCCGCAGATCTTTATATTGATTGCACAGGGTTTAAGTCTCTTCTTTTAGAAGAAGAGATGGGATCTAAATTTATTAGTTTCAATGACATCCTTCTTAACGACACAGCACTTGCTGCTCGTATTCCATATGTGGATAAAGAAAAAGAAATTCATAATGTAACTGACTGCCACGCACTTCAGTATGGATGGGTTTGGGACATTCCATTATGGAATCGTATTGGAACTGGATATTGCTTTTCTCAAAAATTTACTACGGTAGAATTAGCAGAAGCAGAATTTAGAAAACATCTAGCAAAAAAAGATAAAAAAAGAGCGGAAGAAGCAGAGTTCTTTAAGATTGATATTCGCCATGGTAAAAGAGAACGTGGTTGGGTTAAGAACTGTGTTGGCATTGGTTTATCATATGGATTCCTAGAACCACTAGAGTCCACAGGTTTATTAACTACACACGAAAATGCTCTCAGATTACTAGACACTTTACAAAGAAGAAATGGATTTATTTCTAAAGCAGATATAGATGGTTATAACATTTCTGCAGATAAAGACATTGAAGAAATGAAAGATTTCATTGCAATGCATTATGTTCTTTCTCAAAGAGATGATAGTTCTTATTGGAAGCATTGCACAAATAACATCGAAGTTGTTAAAGACATTGAGATGTTTGATCAAGTTATGAGAGCTCCAAGACTTTATCAAGAATTTGTATATAGTGTCACTAGATTCCACGATCTAGGTCCACTTGACGGTCTTCTTTACATTGCTGCTGGTATGGGGTATAATCCGTTATCGGAGACACAGTACCGATTTGCTTCTCGGGTAAAAGATATTACAGATAGTCTACAACAGTCAACTGTCCTATCTGATCATCTAGAATATGAAAAGAAAATCAAAGAGTATGTTGATACTCTCCCATCTACGTTTGAATTTTTAAGAGATTATGTTTACTCGTCGCAAAAAGAAGAGTCCATCTGTTAGATTTTTTAGTTTACTTCCTGCAGTAAATACACTATATCCTGTAATTTCATCCAAATTTCTGAAGAGAGATTGGATTGCAGAAGAGCAAGAAGATTATCAGGAAAGAAAATCTAAGTGTCCTATGGCAAAAATTTTTAATGCCGCCAAAGGATACACAGGAGAGATTCATAGTATTAACAATTGTCCAGCAGTTCATTCAATTATGAACCATGGATTAATTGTTAGAAATTGTGCTGATGTTGTTATCAGTATGAATGACGGCAATATGAGTCTTCAAGCTCCAACATTAGTTTCTGGTACACCATACGCAACTCTACACGAGGAAGCAGTATCAAAATGGTTGATTGATTCAAGCACTAGTACATATAAAAATGTCTTAAAGATAAACACTCCTTGGCGGATAACATCTGATGATGACATTATTTTTCTGGTTACAAAAGTGCCATTTGTAAATGAAACTAGATTCAGTGCTGTACAAGGAATTTTAGATCCTAAAATTGCATATGAAGTTAACATACAATTGTTTTGGCACAAACTAGAAGGACAAACTGTATTAGAAGCAGGAACTCCTTTAGCACAATACATTCCTATATCCAGAAGACTTTTGCATGGTCTTTCTTTTACATCTGAGGATGCTACAGAATCCGATTATAGATGTGAACAAGAAATGAATTTTGTTTATGACCATACACAACCATATATGGCCAACATGAAAAATAAACTCGGCAGAGTTCTAAAGGTACTTAAGAAATACTATGATTAATTTATTTTCTCTAAAAATATACGAAGGTAGTATTATACCAACCGAGCAAGAAGATTTAGATTCTTATAATTTTTTGAAGTCAGCATTTTCTCATTGCCCGTCAAATTATTGGGCAGGAGAAAGTGGAAAGTCTACAGGACAGTTTGGTTTAACACTACATGAAAATAAAGTTTTTGATTGGTTGTTCGAACCTCTGACAGAAGAAGTAAAAAGATATTGGGACATTCTTAACTATGCAAATCTAGATGTACGCATAAGAGATTCTTGGGCAAACCACCACACCTGCAAAGATACAACAGCAGAACATTCTCACAATGATGGGTACTATGGCAACTCCCATATTTCTGGTGTATTCTATTTTAGAAAACCTTTTCATGATGGTCATATTCAGTTATGCGATCCTTTGGATTATATTAAAAGGTTAACTCCATATAAGTCTATGAACGGAATTGATACTATATCAGAGCCAGTGCCATGTGAACAGTATGAGTTTATTTTGTTTCCCTCGTGGGTAAGACATAGAGTTCCAACATATGTCTCGGATAAAGAAAGAATAGCAATCTCTTTTAATTACATAGGTCATGAAATTCAATAGATTAAATCCATCGTCTGTTTATTTTGACACAGAGATCCTTGTTAAGGAAAAGATTGAAAAAGAATATTTTGAACTAGAGAAGGGCATCGGTTACTGGGTAACTGAGTGCCCTTTTGTTGATGGTAGTTTTGAAAAATTTAAAAAATTCGTAAATTCAAATCCTATTTGGCGCATGAACAATGAACCAGAGTTTGAAGATACAAATCCTTTCGCCACTATTCATTTAGCAACATTTGCTACAAACAAAATTAATAAATTGATTAGTAACATATATGGTCCACCTCCATATAGAACTGGATTTAATGATTGGGGAAATCTATATTGGAAAGATGAATGTAGACCTATCAAAAGGTGGAGACTACCACACAGAGACTACGGTAGTGGTCTTGTAGCAAATCTATGGTTTACAGATCACACAGAAACCGAGACTGGCACTCGTATATTCAAATACAAAGGAAAAGAGTATGGCGTTAGTTATGACTTCCATGTTGACTCTGAGCATCCTTTATACAACGAGTGGCACAGCATGGGTGCTAGAGAAAGGGAAGAGAGGTTTACCAACTTCTCGGATGAAGAAGCACTCTACTGGGGGTTCGAACCCCTTGGCATGGCACCAACTAAATATAGTTGTATGACGATGTATCATCCAAATATCTCACACACTCCATATATTGAAGACAGTGTAGATTTTAGATGGTCACATACTTTTGCGACATTTACTGTATGAATCTTGAATATATTTTCCCGACTCCCATTTGGTCGGTTGACGCAAACTTAGATCTACCAAAAGTAGAAGAATTTGTTTACAACTTGCGCGAGAGAAGTGACGGAAGAGTCATCTCTAATGCTGGAGGTTGGCAATCAGAAGATTTCACAGAAGATCAACTACCACCAGAACTATTTGAGAACTTTCTAAAGTTCTTAAAGGGAAACCTTCGTATGTGTTTTCTCGAATATGGTTCACAAGATATACCAGAGTTGCAAAACTTTTGGTTCAACATTAACAAGAAAGGAGATTACAATAAATCTCATGCACATGTGGGTTCATGTTTTTCTGGATGTGTTTACATTAAGTCGGATGTGAATGCTGGTGGTATCAATTTTGAGAGAGACTCAAATGAAGATTATATGATTGCATCTAAGTTTGGAATTAATACTTCCAGATTAGCAGCATCAATGTGGAGGTATAATAGCATTCCAAATATGATGGTTATATTTCCATCGTGGTTGCGACACTCTGTAGAAAAGTCTAGTAGTAATGATGATAGAATATCAATGGCGTTTAATGTGAGGGCAAAAAATGTTTAAAGTAGTTGACAATATAGTACCTGTTCGTTTACAAGAAGATCTTCATAGTTATTGCTTTGGTGATTATTTTCCTTGGTATTACATCCAAGACATCACTAGGAATGCATTTGTTCAAGGTGAGTATGCTCAACCAGGATTTCACCACACACCATTCAACGAATACAATCCCAGAGGATCTTCTTATGACTATTTTAAATGGATGTCATTTTTTATTGAAGAACAGATTGGGTATCATAAACCATTACATTTGTTTAGAATTAGATGTGGATTGAATATTTCCAATGTTTGGAACAATAGAGAATTTAAGCAAGAGTGGAATCATCCCCACATTGATCACAATCCAGAAATAGTTACTGGTCAAACATTCACATGTTTATATTATGTGAATGATTCTGACGGTGATACATTTGTATTCAACGAGACAGAAGAGTCTAATGAATATAGTGTAATGCATCGCATCACACCAAAACAAGGTAGGATTGCAATTTTTGATGGTAAGCAATACCATGCAAGTTCTTCACCCAAAGAAACAAACGCACGAGTGGTCTTAACATTTAATTTTCATGAAAAACTTTTTGGGTAAAATTGATAAGTACAACGACAAACCAGTTGTTGGAAGAGAAGTTATTGATCCCAGCGGATTGGTATCTTGGAAAATTGTAGAGGAGATTATTAATACCAATAAACTGTTTGTTGAACTTATTGAGGCTGGCAACAAAATTGATATTCCATATCAGAAGTATTTTTGGTATGGTAATTATGTACAAGACAAGAGATTTATTGTCGATAAGATTCGCCAAGGATTGTGTTTTGTTATCTTACAATATTCTTCATACAACAAAGAGATTAATGATCTATGTAAACTTATAGAAGAATATTTCCCAGTTCTTTGTGATGCACACATATACGGCGGTCTTTCAAAGTCTCAGTCTTTTGCTCCCCATGTAGATATTCCACCAAACTTTATTGTTCAAGTGGAAGGAACTACAACATGGAGATTATTCAAAAATGTTGCATCTGATTTACTTCCCCAAGAAGAAATTAACAGTATGATACCCAAATTAGATTTGGAATTTGAAGAGACACTAGAACCTGGCGATGTAATCTACATACCTTCTCGCACATTTCACCAAGCAATTCCATCTAATAAGAGATTATCCATTAGCATTCCATGTAGGTCTAAGAAGTATGAACCATCTTATACAAATCTAGATAGAAATCATTATGTTCTTACTTGAAGTAAAGGATGCTATACCACCAGAAGTGGTAAAGATAATGGATCTTGAGTTCACGATGATGCGTGATGTCATGAGGATCTATGATAATGGCATGGGATTTGATGAGGAAGAAGTTCCAAATGCATTTGCATGGTATGGTCCACTGTGCTTCGAAGCATTATCGTTGTACATACAACCAGTAATAGAAGAAGCAGTTGGTAGAAAGTTGTTTCCTACTTACTCATATGCTAGAATTTACGAGAATGGTAGTGAGTTAAAACGACATACAGACAGACCAAGTTCAGAAGTAACTGCTAGTTGTTGTCTGCGTAAAGACTCACCATGGCCATTGTGTTTTGAGGTTAATGGAGAAACAAAAGAATTTGATCTAGATCCTGGTAGTATCGTAATTTCATCTGGTGCGGAGATACCGCATTGGAGAAATCCATACACAGGTACTGAACATGTACAAGCGTTTCTGCAGTATGTTTATGCTGATGGAAAGTATTCACATCTTAAGTGGGATACCCGACCACACCTTGGAATGGACCAATCTACACGAACTATAAATAAATCACCATGAGGTATTACTATGTCTGACGAAGTTGTAATTACAGAAGAAACACAAGAAGAAGAAACACAAGAAGAAGAAGTTACTTTTGATTCTATGTGGGAAGGTTTTGTTTCTCAGTTAACTGAAGCAAGAGAGCGTGTAGAAGCAAAAGGCAAAGAACTAGAAGCAGCTACAGCTTCCATGACTCGTGTTGATCTTACTGAGTACAATGGTCTCAAAACCATGGTTACTAAACTTGAGGCAGCACTAGAAACTATGGATCTTATCAGAACAAAAATTCTGAAAGAAGAGTCTAAAATTACATTCACTTGAGGTTATTATGGATCCTACACAACTTAAAGAAAATTTTGAAAAGCAGATTGCTGAAACAGAAAAACAAATTATTGAACTGGAAAAGCAACTAGAGAAAGCAAAAGAATACAGATTAAAGTTAACTGGTGGATTGGAAACTCTTGGACTTCTAGCAGGAGAATCAAAAACGCCAGAAGAAACACCAGCAGAATAAATACTAAATCCCTTCTTCCTAAATAGGTAAGAAGGGATTTTTGTGTGTAATGGCATCTCCAAATTCAAGAGCTGAACTTATCACATACTGTAAGAGGCAGCTTGGTGAGCCTGTTCTCCAAGTTAACATTGATGACGAGCAAGTAAACAACGTTATTGATGATACCATTCAGTTCTTTCAAGAGAACTGCTACAACGGTATGGAGCGTGCATATCTATTCCATGAAATTACTGCTGATGATAAGACAAGATTCGCTGCTAGTGTAACTACTACAGAGGGATCAACGGACTGGAAAGAGACTACTAACTATATTCCAATCCCAGATCATGTAGTTGGTATCACCAGAGTATTTGGTCTTGTCAGCAATTCAATCCGTTCGAATCTTTTTGGTGTTGAATATCAACTGTTCTTGAATGATCTCTATGCATTTGGATCACTTGATATTCTTAACTATTACATGAACAAGCAATATCTAGAGACACTGGATATGGTTCTTAACAATGGATCCTTCCAGCAATTTAGATATACACAACGCCGCGATCGTCTCTATATGGATTTAGATAAAGACTTTCTCAAAGAAGGGTCTAATATCCTCATTGAGTGTCATCGTCTTATTGATCCAACAGACGCTACGGAAATGTATAATGATATGTTTGTAAAAAGATATGCTACCTCACTGATGAAAAAGATGTGGGGCATGAATCTAATTAAGTATAACAACGTTCAATTACCTGGCGGTGTTACTCTTAACGGTAGAGAAATCTACACAGACGCACTAGCAGAAATTGAGAAAATCGAAAGCGAAGTTCTCAGCAAGTATGCAATCCCACCAATGGATATGATCGGATAAGATGCCTACCAGTCCCTACTTTCCAACTTACTACCAAGGTCACAGTGGCGAACAAGGTCTCGTTCAGGATCTTGTGGATGAGCAAATCAAACTGTTTGGTTCAGATGTATACTATATCCCTAGGATAGTTCTACAAGACAGCACTCTGGATGAAGTACGCTTCTCTAAGTACGAAGAACAGTTTCAAATTGAAATGTTGTTGCAAAATGTTCAGGGTTTTGCTGACAATGCAGAGTTCATCTCCAAGTTCGGTCTAAGAATTACAGATGAGATTATTTTTCGTGTGTCTACAAGACGTTGGGATGAAGAAGTAGCACAACACAATCCAAACCTAGTAATCGATAGTAGACCCAATGAAGGGGATCTACTATACTTTCCACTAACAAAAGATGTCTACGAAATCAAGTTTGTTGGTAAGGAAGAACCATTTTTCCAGTTTGGCAAGATCCAATTCTATGCTATCACTGCTGAGATCTATGAATATGGTAGTGATGACTTTGATACTGGAGTTGCAGAAATTGATGAGATGGAACAACTCTTTGATAATGCTATCAGACTTTACATGGATCCTGGTGGATCTGGAGACTTTATTGTAGGTGAAGAAATTGTTGGCGATGAATTCCTTGCTAAGGCAACATCAACTATTACAGGTGATGCTGTTACTAGCATAACTATTACCGATGGTGGATCACACTATAAGCAAGCGACACCACCATCGGTAACTATTTCTGGAGGAGGTGGTATAGGTGCAACAGCAACTGCAACAGTTAGCTCGACTGGTATTGTTAATGGCATCCTTATCACTAACGGTGGTTCTGGGTATACTTCAGCACCTATCGTTACCATTGACTACTCACCAAAAGACAACAGAGCAGAAGTCAAGTCTTGGGATAGCACAACCAGATCTCTCCAAGTCATCAACAGAACAGGAACGTTTACTACTGCTGAAGTAATTACTGGTCTAACTTCTGGTGCTAAGTGGTCTCCAGAGACATTTGACACTCTAAATAATGTGAACAGCAACTACGATCAAAATAGAGTGATCGAAGATGAAGCTGACGACATCATTGATTGGACGGAAGGAAATCCGTTTGGTGAAGCTGGTAATTATACAGGTAGTATCTAATGTTAGGGTCACATTTTTACAATCAAATTGTTCGCAAAAATATTGTAGCATTTGGTACGCTTTTCAATAATATCACATTGAAAAGTACAGATCCTAGTGATGGGACAGTTCTGGAAGAAATAAAAGTTCCATTAGCTTATGGACCTAAACAAAAATTCCTAGTTCGTTTAGAAGAAGGAGCATCAACTAGAAAAGTAGCAATCACTCTACCACGTCTCTATTTTGAGATGACAAGCATTGACTACGATTCTACCCGTAAGACATCACCAATTCAAAAATATAAAACGATCATTGATGGTAATGGTAATGAAGTCCGAGTGCAATATGTTCCTATTCCTTATAATCTAAGTTTTGAACTAGGAGTTATTGCAAAATCTCAAGACGATGCTTTGCAAATTGTAGAGCAAATTCTACCATATTTTCAACCATCATTTTCATTAACTCTCAACATGATCCCAGACATGAATGAGAAGAGAGATATTGCTATTGTTTTGAATAATGTAAGTTATGAAGATGCATGGGATGATAGTTTTTTAGAGCGTAGATATATTGTTTACACTCTAAACTTCACAATGAAGTCTTATCTCTACGGTCCTTACAATACTGCGGATGTCATCAAGAAAGCAATCATCCACGAAACAATTGGAGATTTATCTGTCAATCGCAGAACAGTTACACGAACATATACTCCCAAAGCAGTTACCGATATCAACGAAGATGGTGTCATTGATGTTAATGATGACGCTCTGGTTGATGCTGGTGATGACTTTGGATTTAATGAAGGAATTGAATTCTTATGAGCCTAGAAGAAAACATGGAGGGGATCCTCAATATCAGTGCTGAACCTGTGGTGGATAAACCACCAGTAAAGGTTGAGAAAACTGATGACGATCGCCAAAAAGATTATGAATATACCAGAGGCGAACTATACAGCCTCATAGATCAGGGTCAGGAGGCGGTCAGAGGCGCTTTAGAGGTCGCTCAGGAGTCAGGGCACCCAAGAGCGTATGAGGTCGCTGTAGCGGCAATGAAGCATGTTGCAGACATGACTGAGAAACTACAGGATCTTCATAAGAAAATGAAGGATCTTGACGAAGAAAAGAAAGGTCCATCCAAGGTCACCAACAACGCTATGTTTGTCGGTAGCACTGCGGAACTTCAGAAGATGCTGAAGCAGATGAACGGCAACAAGAGATAAATATCTCAGAGGTGTAATCTAGATGGCATACACAAGA